TCACGGTCGGGCAGGACAACAGCCATGCTCAGCCCGCCCCAGACGTGACGAGCGCCGCGGCGATGCCCGCGTTGACCGCGGCGATGTAGTTCGTGAAGGCGGTAGTGGTGTTCTTCCGGTTGGCGCGGGTCATGTCCCCGTTGAGGAAGAACAGCTGCCGCTGCGCGTTGCTGAGCTCCAACTGGACGCCCATGCCCCGGGTGTTCCGGTTGGCGATGTTCGTCGGGTCGTTGGCGTTGATCTCCTCGCTGGCGATCTGCACCACGAATCCGGCATCCGCGAGGGCCTCGCCTATCTGGTCCCGCAGGTTGAAGTCGAGCCCGCCCAGGAACGTGGTCGGCGTGGTCCCGGACGCGCCGTGCCACGAAATGATGTGGGAGGCAGCCTTCGCCATGAGGAGGGCCTGCGGCTCGTCGTACCGGGTCGAGGTGATGTGCAGGTCGCTGTTGGAGCCTGCCGCCTTGAAAGCGTCCAGCGTGTAGTAACCGTGGACGGTCCCGGCCGCCTTGTCGGCGAGCTCCGTCGTGCCCAGCTCGATGCCGCCGCCGTGGATGGCGAGGTGCAGCAGGCTGGAGAACTGCGAGATACGCCAAGTCCGCTGGTAGTCGATGCCCTCGATCTGTGCGCCGGCCATCTGCGCATACGAGTTGTAGAGGTCTGCCATGGCTCCTGCCTGTTCGGGATCGGGCTACCAGTTGCCGTAGCGGCGGTAGGGGCGGCCGCCATACGGCCATGGGGTGGCGGGCGCAACCGCGATCGGCCGGTACAGCCGCTTGCGGTAGTCGCCCAGAGAGTCCAGCGTCGGCAGCGCTCCGGCCTGTCCCGCGACAGGCGACGTCTCGTAGCTGATCGACTGGCCCTCGGCGGACACGGACGTTACCCGGCGGCCGCCGTTCTTCTCCCCGCCGGGGCCGTTGCGGATCCGCTCGGCGGCGTGCGCGGTGACGTAGTCCACGATCGGCTTCTCAACGGCCGCGTCCAGGCCGATGAGGAGCCGCACCGTGTACAGCCCTTCCGCGTTCTGTTCGTAGCTCACCACCTTCATCACGTCGTCCACGGGCGGCATCGGCCACGCGCGCGGGTCGGTGAGCTCGTAGAACGGCATGGGCGACACGTCGCGCAGCGTCTTCGGGGTAGGCACGAGCGGCCGCTTCAGGTAGGCGGCCACCTCCGACTGCGCCTTGCCGATCTTGTCGCGGAAGTCCTCGCGTTGCGCCGGGGTCAGCGGCAGCGGCACGCCGAGATCGTCGGCAAGCTGCTCCGCCGAGGCGATCAGCCCCGTCCCCAGCGGCAGGTCCATGCGGCTCGTGCGGTCAGCGGCCGGTGACGCGCCCTGCTCGGGAGTGAAGGTGACGACGCACCAATACCGGCCGTCGGGCAGGTTGTCGGGGAGCGTGAACCGGTACGCGTTCTCACCGATGCGGACGGCCGGGCCCGCGGTCGCCACCACGGTGCCGTTGCGTTCGGGCTCCGAGTGCAGGTCGATCCTGCTGACCTCGCCGCCCTCCGGTTCGGGATCCCACAGAGCCCCGCCCCAGACGGGCCGGTAGATGTACATCGCCACCTTCGGTCTCCCTTACTCGCCGAGCTGCTCGCGCAGCCGGGCGACGATGCGGTCCGCGTCGTCCCGCTTGAGCTCCGCCCCGACCGGCACCAGGAGTCGGGTCGTAGGCGTGCGGTAGGCGCCCATGCCGACGTGCTCCACCAGGCGCACCCGGGACCGGCACAGGTAGCCGTACGGCGGCAGCACCTCGAACACCGTGTCGGGGTCGGTGGGCGCCTGGCCCGTCGCCTCGTCCACGATCCGGTCCCCGAGCTCCGCGGGCATGAGCCCGTCGGGGCCAACAGGGGTTTCAGGCTCGGCAGGCTCGACCGGCGGGGCCGGAGGCTCCAGCGGCGCCACGTCCGGCGCCTTGGTCTCCGTGCCCTCGGCCGGAACTGCACCGATCTCTACGGCGTCAGAGACCGCCTTGTCCTCGGCCGGATCGGCGCCCGGCTCGATGCCGTCGGCGACGGCCTTGTCCTCGGCCGGTTCCGCGGCCGTCTTACGGGTTCGGGCGGTTGCCACGACTTCCTCCAGGTGAGCGGGGGTTGGGGCCACACCCTGACCCGGGGGGCGCGCTTACGTCGCGCTGTGCCGCCCAGCACGGACCGGCACAGCGCGACGATCACGCATCACACGAACGTGTAGCCGTTGTTCTGCGTCACCGCCCCCGCCTCGTCAGCGAGGACGACGGCCACCGCACCCGCGCTCTTCGCCGGGGTCGTGACCTGGATCTTGCCGGAGGTGAGGATCTTCAGGTTCGTGCCCGCCGTGCCGCCGAACGTGACGCCGGAGACGCCGTCCAGGTTCGTGCCGGTGATGGTCACGACCGTGCCGCCGGCGACCGGCCCGTTTACCGGGCTGATGGCGGCGACGGTGGCCGCGGGGAACAGCTTGTCGATCACCGACTGCCGCACCACGTCCCCGGCCCGGAACTTCAGCGTCCTGATCGAGCCCTGCGGCACGCTGTCGCGGCTGTCCTTCGACACGGTGCCCTCATCGAAGCGGCGCGTGTGGAAGACGTCCGCGGTCACGACCATCTCCGGGTCCGCGGCCGCGGGCGTAGAAGGAAACGCAGCCTTGGTGATGCGGGCGCCGGCAGAGTTGTACAGGCCCATGAGGAGCCCCTTTCACTGGTGGTATCGAGTCGCCCGCAGGGTGCCCGACCAGGCGGGCTTGGGTCCCCGGCTGCGCGGCTCACAGGATGCGGAGGTCGTCCCACCCGTCCTTGGTGACGGAGAAGACCATCAGGCCCGGCTGGGAGACCTCTCCCGAGCGCATGGCGTACCAGTCGGAGCCGTTGTCGAGGGTCGGAGCCTGCACCCACAGACGCCCGGCGCCGAGCTGCTGCGCGCGGAAGTGGTGAAAGTGCCCGGAGATCAAGATCCTGGCGTCGGCGATGGGCTGACGGCCGAAGGTCTGCCCCCTCCACCAGTCCGCCGCCTTGTCGGGCCGCGCGTACTGATGACCGTGCGCCAGGCCCACGATGGTGCCCGCCATGTCGAGGCTGACGGTGTCTCGCCACGGCTCTGGCGTCACGAACGACACGTGCCCGTAGGCGTCGGGATTCTTGGCGTACGCGTCGGCGATCTGCGAATAGACCTCGATGCCCCAGTCGTCTTCCGGGGGGCCCACGGGGTCCTTGCCGCGCCGTACGCGGGCGTGGTTGCTGCCGCAGGTCGCGGCGACCACCCGCGGGAACGCGGTCGCCAGGCGGTCGAGGCCTTCGAACGTCAGCCGCCGGTGCACGCGCACCATCTGCGTGAGCGTCAGGTCGTTGGTGAACGCCTGGCTCGCGACGTTCTCGAACCCCTCGATGCAGTCGCCTGCGTCGAGGAAGTACGCGGAATCAGGGGTGCGGCCGATCTTGCCGAGGTCGCGGACGTGGTCCTGGAGCCGGTCGAACCGTTCGGAGACCCGGGCCACGAGATCCTTGGTGCCGCCGTCCCTGCCAACCTTCCCGGCCTGCGGGTCGGCGTACACCACGGCCAGCGCGCGCTCCGTACTCTCGGCCGGGGTGCGGGGCTTGCGGCGGCGCCGCATCACGTCGCGGATCAGGCTGTTGAGGTCTTCCGCGGACGCCCATCCCGGAGTTGAGGGCTCGATCAGGTAGCGGCACCTCCACACGGGCCGGGTGACGGCGTCCTCGCCCTGGGCGTCGCGGTGCCATGCGGCCGGGTCGTGGCGGGCTTCTACCAGCCGGACCCGGTATCCCTCGGGCACGCTCAGGCCGAGTTCCTCCACCCGTTCGCGCCAGCCGAGTTCGTCTTGCCCGGGCGCCTCGGCGGCCGGCGCAGTGACGAGCATCGACCCGCCGGGTTCGTACCGCACGCCGGGTTCCCAGCCCTTCGGGGCCGCGGCCGTGGGACGAGTGGTCTCCGGCGGGGTGGTCTGCTCCGCCGAGGCGGGCGCGAGGAGCGCATCGAGATGTTCGTCAAGGCTCATCGCGGGCACCGGCATCCGTTCGAGGCGCCGCGGCGCCGGTGCCGTGCCACGGACGGGGCTTGCACGGGATGCCCGTTGCTGGTCAGTACGTCAGCGATCCGCGTGGAGGTCACCGCCGGGGCCGCCATCAGCTCGTTCAGCTTGCCCGCTGTGTCGGCGTCGAGACAGGCCAGGATGATGCCGACTGTGCAGCGCGCGCCGCGGGGTCGCTCAGGCTCGTCCATGAGCTGCGTGAGGGCCGTGCTCAGCCCATCGGTGTCTGCCACGGCAGTCCTCGCTCTCTGCATGTGGGTGCGGGGCCGGACCGTATGGCCCGGCCCCGCGTTACGTCGCCGTCAGTGGGGCCCGCCCAGCGGGCCCCTTCCGGATTACACCGGGGTGGTCCACGAGCCGATGACGAACGACTCCGGACGGGAGACCTCCAGGGCGAGACGCTCGTCCGCGCGGAAGGTGAGGACACCGCGTTCGAAGTTGTCCGAGTTCTCGCTGGAGACGGTCACGGAGACGTTCTCGCGGTCGTAGATCTGCGCGCCCATCCCAAAAGAACCCAGAAGGTACTTGTCGTCCGGCATTGCGGTGGTTTCGACCACGTTGACGCGCCACACGCGCTTCTGGGCGCCGACGGCGACCTGGAGCGCGACACGGAACGCGCCGTTGTTGTCGGTCTCGACCTCCACCTGCTCCCACATGCTCGGGGAGAGGACGACGCCGGTCGGCTCGTACTCAGCCAGGAGCGCCTTGGTCATGGCCCGGCGCATCTGGATGGAGAACTTGTCGGTGTTGGCGCCGATGTACTGCTGTACGCCCGGGGTGTTGAACAGGCCGGTGATGGACTGACCGTCGCCGCCGATGGAGTGCAGAAGGTCGTAGTCCTCGGCGAACTTGATGCCCTCGATCAAGCGGCTGTTGATGAACTGCTTCAGCCGCGGCTCGTCCGAGAGGATGTTCTTGTGGCCGTCGAGCATGTGCGCGATCTCGGCCACCGGGAACGAAACAGGCTGGAGGGTCAGCTTCGAGCGGGGCGCCCGGCCGAACACGTCGGTGTCGGCTCCGGTCGGCGCGGACGTACCGTCGGCCGCACGACGCTCCGGGACCTGGGCCGCGTTGTTGACCCACCCGGTCTCGCGGATGCCCTGAAGGATCGCGTTCTTGGTCGTGGCCTTCGGGAACAGGTCGCGGATGTGCATCTTGCGGCGCTGCGCCTCGGTGATGCCGAGATCCTCAACGCCACCCAGGGCCGGGTGAGTCTGGGTACCGGCCGACAGGGAGAAGATCGACTTCCCCTCCATCTCGGCGCGGATGAACGGGCGGTCCTTGAACTGGCCACGGGCCGCAGCCTGGTAGGCGTCGGACTCGACGAACATGTCGCCGAGCGACTTCACCTCGGTGTTGGAGCCGGAGGAGCCGCCGTAGTACTGGCCGGCCGCGGACCGCCCCTCGGGGGCGTCGAGGTACTGGCCGAGAGCTTCGGCGCCGGACGCGGCCTCGATCAGGCTCTTGATCTCCTGGGCGTCCTTGACGGACTTGACGTACGCGTTGCGCTGCTCGGTGGAGACGACGAACGCGCCGTTCTCCTCCTTGAACGTGCCTGCGATGCGCTCAGCCTCGGCAGACTTCTCGTTGAGCTGCTGCTTCAGCGAGCGAAGCAGATTCTTGTCGGTGGTAGGCATTTCGGTTGCACGCTCCTGTGCTGGATGGGCGATTGCGTGCGTCGCTCGCCCGGCCAGCACCGGGACGCCTCAACGCTGAGGCGCATGGAAAAGCACGGGTGCAGTTAACGTCTCGGGCTCCCGGCCACGCGGGAACGTGGAACCGGGAGCCCGGTAAATGCGCGAGTCAGAGCGCGAGTTCTGCGAGGGCCGCCTTCACTTCCGCGGCGTCCAGACGCACCTTGTCCTGGTCGTCGGGGTCGCCATCGGGCTCAGCGTCGGGCCCGTCGCCGGAGTCGCCGCCGCCGCTGGTGTTCCCCGGGGGAACAGCCGTGTCCGAGCCGCCCTCGGTGTCGGCATAGGGGATCTCCGCGTCGTCCTGCGAGCCCTCGCCGCTGTCGCTGCCGTCCCCTTCGTCGGCCATGTCGTCGTAGGCGCCGGGGTCCTCCTCGTCGTCCCAGCCGTCGGTGAGGGTGTACTTCCCCAGCCAGTCGCCGCCCGAGCCGTCGCCGCCGTGCATCTCGTCCGTCGGCATCCCCTTCTTCGACAGGGTGTCGAGGAGCTTGCCGATGGTGGGCTTCAGGTACTCAAGGTGCTCCGGCCCGGCGTCGGAGACCTGGATCAGTGCCGTGGCGTCCTCCAGTGCCCGCCCGGTCGGCTTGATGTACCGCTCCTGGGTGGCTTCGTCGTCGTCCGCTTCCCGCTCCATGCCGGATACGGGGACGGCCACGGTCGTGAGCTCCACACGGACCGGCACGCCGAGGTCGATGTCGCGGCCGGACGCGGTGTACGGAATGGCGTAGGTCTCCGTCTCCCCGTCGTCGTAGCGGGTGACGATGACGCTGTCCGGATAGGTCGCCTCCACCGTCACGAAGCAGTCGACCGGCTGCGTCGGGCCTGACTGATCGTCGTCCCGGTCGGGCGAGAACAGCGTGCGAGCGGCCTTGCCGAGCTGGTCGCGGAGCTGCTCGAAGGAGTAGGGCATGGGGGTGCTCATGATGCGCTCCGGAAGGTGTAGAGGCTCAGCGGCGGACTTGGCTTCGAGGACGATCCGCGCGGCCGACTTGCGCTCTGCGGCCGCGTGGGTGGCGGGGTAGATCCCCATGGCGTCGTGATGGCGCAGGTTGCAGTAGCCCTTGGCGTCCTGCGGGCTCATGTGCTTGCCAGCGATGGCAACGCACCGGTCGAAGTCGCCGGGCGTTCCCCACGCGATATCCGAGGCGCCTTCGCCGTGGACGTACCAGTCACGCAGCTGCTCGGCGTCACCCTTGTTCTTGTCCCACCCGCCGGAGGCCTTCGCTTCCAGCACGATCCGCGCGGCCGACTTCCCCTCCATCGGAGGCGACGGCGGGCCCGCGGGCTCGTCGGTCGGCGCCTCTCCGAGGGGAACCTCGAACTCGTCCTCGCCGCGCACGCAGTGCAGTTGAGTGAACGTCACCGGTGTCGCCGGCACCGGATCCAGGTCGGGCATGTTGTAGCCGAGGGTGATGTGCGGGGTGAACCCGTGGTTGTCGCGCACGTGGTCGGAGTAGACCGACGTGGACAGCGCCTGCGCGACCCGCTGCCGCAGCTCCGCCAGGCCCGGCACGTCCACCGGCACCCACGTGGGTACTCCGTCCCCGCTGTCGGGGAAGCGGCCGATGCCGCCGATGCTGCCTGCCAGGGGCCCGGTGTCGTTCACGGCAGGGGTGACGATGTCGCGGAGGTCATCCGGGTGCCCGCCGAGGTCTTCCACGTCGCCGAGGTAGGCGAGCGTGATGTGCAGGTTCTCGGCCGGCGTGCCGTCGGGGTGAGCGATCTGCTCGGCCACGTCCTGCGGGACCTTCAGCGCGACCATCACGCCGCGGCCGGTCTGCTGTTCGGCGGCCTTCAGCTCGACGGCCGACCAGGTGGCCTTACGTTCCAGGTCCGCGGCGCGCTGCCTGCTGGCTGCCTTCACTTCGATGCTGCGGGTCATCGGGTGCGCGCCATGCAGCACGGGACTGACCTCGTACAGGTCGAGATCGTGGATGATGCGTACGCCGTCGTGCCGCTTGGAGGCGCCGCCGGGCGGGACCTTGAAGCCGATGGAGAACTGCGCCTCGCCGTTCTCGTGCCACTGCCGGACCTGTTCGTAAGCGTCGCGGCCGCGGGTGGTGCGCAGGTTGTACTGGACGGCGGCGACCAGAGCCCCGGCTTCCTGGGGCCACACTGAGCCGCCCGGGATCGTGGCGAACCGAGGGTCGCCGGGCATCCACTCCTCGATCGAGAGGACGCTGCCGACCGGTTCCTTCCAGTCGTGGTGCCATACCGGCTTCACGCGGCGCTTGGTCAGGGTGCGGGTGAACGCCCCGGGGATGATGAGGTCTTCGACATCGTCCACCACGCCCGTGACGGCGTAGATGGCGCGGACGATGCCCTTTCCGCCGCGGGTGCGGCGCAGACTTGCGGTCTTGGGCGGCGGGCTCGGCACGGCGGGTTCCTCCTGGGGCTTCTTGGTGGACCGCACCGTGCCCCCGCCAGGTGGTTAGCGTCCTGCCGTCCCCTGCGTCACAGGCCGGGGGTGGCGGTTCACTGCCACGGCTTGCCCTTCTTCTTGCGCTTCGGGTCTTCGTCGCCCGGGTCGGCGTTGGGGTCCGTGTCGTCCTGCTCCGCCGGGTCGGCGGGTACGGCTTCGTCTGCGGTGCCGTAGTCGAGCGAGAGGCCGCCGTCGTCCGCGGCCGCCGGGTCCGCATTCGGGTCCATGACTGTCGGGTCTGCGTTCGGGTCCGTCATCGCCGGGTCGCCGGCCGCCGGGTCGGTGGGTGCTCCGCTGCCGTCGTATGCCTGCGGGTCGCCCGCGGCCGGCTGCCCGCCGGTGCCGCCGGTCTGCGACATGCCCGCGTCGTCCACGTCGATCGCCCACGCGTCCACGTCGGAGTACCGGTAGACCTGTCCGGTCTCGTCACGTACCCAGCCCGTAAGCGTGCCGTCCTCGGCCTTGTCGAGCCATGCTTGCTCAGCGTTGGGCCCGGAGAACGACGCGTAGGCCTGCGCAGGGTCGGTCTCGTCGCCCTCGTCGTAGGCGTCGCCCGCCCACGGGCGCGCGTCATCCTGGTGCGGCGGCTGGAGCTCGGGCGGCTGCTCGGCCGCCGGGTCCAGGCCCTGCGCGGCCGGGTCGTCGGACTGGGGCAGCGCCTTCACGTCGAATCTGTAGTCCACGGGGCGGAGAGTGAAGGGGCGCCCGGTCTTGTGTCTCGGACCGTGCCTCGCCCGACGTGGAGGCGTAACTGTGCCCTCGGCTCCAGCTCGCCGAATTGCAACGAAACGGTCAAAGCACTAGACATGAGGCGAGAGCACGATGTCCGATGGGCATCGTTTTCACCAGACCCCCGCCCCGGGGGTGTGGGCACTTCGGGCGAACCCGACCGCCTAGTTCCCGGTCGGGCTCGCCTGATCGGCTGTCCCAACGCGAACGGTCGCATTCATTCCTTCTGTGCCCACCATGTACCTGCCGGTACGACCAGTCTGCTTACCTCCAGGCCGCGATCGCGGCAATGATCGCCACGATCAGCCCGAGGGCCGCCAGCGCGACCATCCAACGGTCAGCGGGCCGCCAATGGCGTTTCCCCTTCTTGGGGTGCTTCTTGGGGTGGTGCATGGGTTCTTCCTCCCTTCGAGGTCTAGTGGACGGTAGGACACCTCTGCACATCTGCCTCCACACCACCTCCAATGAGCAGGTGTCACTACCACACCACACGCACCATGGTCTACGCCATAGGCAACGTGGTCTAAACCAACAAATCTCTAAGGGGCGCTGACCAGGAATAACGCTGCTTCAGGCAACAAACCAGTTCGCATCCGTGGTGCGATCGCGTAGCAGATAGCTAGGATCGGGCTATGGCTAAGACACAGTTGAACGCGCGCGTGCCGGAGGAGCTGGCCGACGAGGTCCGCTCGGCCGCGAGTAGGGCAGGCATGGACATTGGGGACTACGTCGCCGCAGTCCTTGAGGCTGACCTGGCGGCCGCGTCAGGAAGTCAAGAGCTGCGACAGGCTCGTGCGAACATGCACGCTGCCGCGGCCTACAAGAAGTGGCTGGCCAGTGAAAAGTCCGAAGAGGGCGCGATGGGCATGGAGGAGGTCTTCAACGCGTGACGGCGATCCCGGCAAGGTTCGCTGCCCACGTCGGCGAGACCATCAAGAACCTGGCCGGCCCTGACAAGGAGGAGCTGCACACCGCGATCCTGCGGGCGTGTGCGGACCCGATGTCGTGGCCGCAGGCCGACAAATACGAGATGGACGAGACGGTGCGCGTCATCACGACGCGCGCCGCCATCGTCCACTACGTGATCCTTCTCGGCGCGGATCCGCACCTGTGGGTGTTCGCCATTACCGTTTGACCTCGGCCACCTGCGTCTTCTGCCGCAGGAGCGCCAGCACCGCATCGGCGTCGGCGGGGTCGAGGTTCCGGCGCGGCCCGAGGGGGCCGAGCAGCACCGGTGCGCCCGTGTGCTGCTCGACCAGGGCCCTGACGCGGCGGGAGCCGGTCACCGGGCTCCCTGCCTCGCCGGGGATGCGGACCTGGTAGGCGGAGCCGTCTTCCAGGTTTCCCGTCACCAACATGCTTTCCTGCCTCTCTTGTTACCGGGTGGCGAGCAGTCCGAGGAGGAAAGCCCTCAGATCGTCATCCCTGTACCAGTCGCCGGAGAACATCGTCGCGAGCCCGCGGGCCGCGATCTGCTCGTCGGTGACCTGGTCCGCCTGGCCGCCGAACAGTCGCGCCAGCAGTACGTCCAGCGTGCTGCGCCGCGCCCCGGGCCGGCCGGTGTGGGTCCGGGTGAACCCGAAGGCCTCCTGAGCGGCCAGCAGGTCCGGGTAGTTCCGCTGAAGGTGGGCCAGCAGGGCATGGGCCGCGGTGGCGCGGCCGCCGTCGCCGAGGTCGGCAATCGTGGCCGTGCCGCTGTCTGCGTCGTACGCGCCCGCGTCACCGCTGACCGCGGTCATAAACCGCGACGCCCGGTCGGCCAGCCACTCACGCGGCACGTACTGGGCCGCGTCCGTCAGCGCCCGCGTGGCGGCCGCGTCACTGCTGTGGCTCAGCGTCAGCCGGTTCCTGCCGCCGGGGCCCATCTCCCGGACCTGGGAGAGGGTGTCGCGCACCGCGGAGGGCAGTGCCGCCGTGTACGCCTGCTGGAGCCGTTCGGCTTCCTGCTGCGCGTGCTGCGCCTCCAGCCGGGCCGCTGCAATCTCCGGAGCGAGGTCCGGCGCATTGGTGCCGGCTGCCACCGCCCGGAGGTCACGCAGGCGGGCCTCCGTCCGGTCCGCGTACCGGCGGGCGTGCCGCACGGTGCCGTGCGGGTCGTCCCCGAGCTCCGGCGCGGCCGCCGTAAGCCGGGCGATCAGATCGGCGTCCACGTCCGCGCCCGCCGCGCGCAGCGCCGCGAGGTGCCGCAGCGCCTGCCGCCCGGGCCCGCGGTCCGCAGCCCGGTCCATGGTCCAGCGCACGCCGTCCTGCACCTGGGGCAGTTGCCCCGCGGCCAGAGTCGTCCGCGCGGCGGATCGGTACCAGCGGCTACGGCGCGCCACCTGACCGAAGCGGCCCGGGGCGGGCAGCAGTTGCGCCCAGTGCGCCACCTTCTCCGCCAGCGACATCCCGTCCCCAGGCCGGGGCAGGGACCGCGCGGCGGAGGCCATGCGGCGCAGGCGGCGCGTCTCTGGCCACGACCGGATCCGGCGGCCGAGACCCTTGCCGAAGCGGGCGATGGCCCGGCCCGTGGCCTTCACTCCGGCCGCGAGCGCCTTGAGGAACGCGGCCACCAGCTCCACGATCCTGCGGGCGATCTGCATCAGCGCGGCCACGATGCCCGCCATGAGCCCGGGCCGCTGCCCCTCGGGCAGGTTCGCGGCGATACGCCCGGCGGTGTCATTGCGGGAGTCCGCCATCCGCTGGGCGAGCCGCGCGACGATCGCCGCACGCCGCTCCGGAGTCAGGGGGCCGTCGTCCGCCGCGGCGAGGGCATCGCCGACCGCGTCGCCAACATGGCTGCTGACCTCGTCATCGATGCGAGACGCCGCGCCACCGTCGCCCGGGACGTCGTCCGGGACGGCACTGTCGGGTTCCGGCTTGGGCCGGTTGCGCAGCGACTCCGGGATGAGCCGCAGCAGGTCGGCCGCACGCCGCGCCATGTCCTCCGGCGACTCCCCGTCCAGCGGCTCCAGGTCATCGAGCGTGCGCACCGCGGCCTTCACCGCGTCGGTGCGGGTTTGCATCGCTGTCTTGCGCAGCTCGGCGAGCATCCGCTCCCTGGCGTCCCCGGTGATGCCGGTCCCGTCGACCACGTTGACAAAGTCCTGCCGCAGCTTCCGCATCAGCGAGCGCATCGCCTGAAGGGTGAGCTGCTCGGCGATCTGCTCACGGAGCTGATGGATGCTGCCCGGGGTGGAAGTCCCCTGGATCGCGTTGCCGATGACGGCGCGGGCCACAGCGTCGGCGTAGTCCGCCTGGAACGCCTCCGGGTCGAGGCCCTGGTTCGGGTCGCGGGCCTCGGTGTCGGGGCCGGCCGCCGGAGCTTCCGGCTCGGGCAGTTGGTACAGCGGGTCAGTGGCGGTCAGCGTCCGCTCGGAGCGCTGCCCGTCCCCGTCCTCAACGGTGAGGATTCGTATGCCGCCCGGGGCGTCAGCCACGTCCACGACGCGGTATGCGCCCATGGTGTCCGGGTTCGTCTCGTCCGGCAGGGCGATGGTGTCACCGACGCCGACTGAGCCGACCGTGCCCGGCTCGGGCCGCCCCGAGGGGGCACTGTCCGGGGCGGGCGTGTTCGGGGCTTCCCCGGTGAGCCGCGCCTGGTTGGAGGCGAACCAGGCGGCCGCCGGGCGCTCCTTGTCCATCACAGTGGTGAGCTCCGCCGCGCCTCCGCGGCCGCCCAGGATCTGGAAGTGCCGGGTGCTGCTCGGGCCACCGGCCAGGCCTTCCAGCTGAACCGACACGCGCCCGTCGCTGACATCGACGGACTGCACCTTGCGGGTGAACCAGTCGCTGCCGTTGGTGCCCGGGCCGAACACCAGGTGATCGCCCGGCTTCAGGCCGGTCGCGGGGACGATGCGGCGGTCCGACTGCTCGCTGACCCCGCCGCCGACGTCGTTGCCGTCGTGCGGCACGGGCCGGAACGGCACGCGGGCGCCCACGGTCTGGTGGATGAAGCGGCCATCGGCGTTGGCGAGTTGGAGATCCACGGTGTTCCCGTCCTCGCTGCGGTTCGCTTCCACGACCAGCAGGCGGGACGTCTCGCCGTTGACGGGGGCCTCGATCACATCACCGGTCTGCAAGTAGCGGGCCTCGGTGGTCATGCCGCCGTCGTCCGCCGCTCCGGCCTGTCCCGCCGCCTGGTCGAGGTGGTCAGCGGCCCTCTTGGCGGCGCGGCCCTCCGGGGTGGAGGTGTCGGCGCCCTCGCGGAGGTCATCGGCGAGCGCCGAGGCCTGGTCGGGGGTGACCGGCAGGTCCCGGCCGATGCGGGCCGCGGCCTGCTCCGCGTCCGGGTCGCTGCTGGGGGCGGTGCCCCGGTCGGCGATGGCGTCGCGCTCCTCGGGGGCGAGCTCCGGGTCCACGGTCGGGCCGGTCACGGGGTCCACGGCCGGGGCGGGCTCGTGGGTCGTGATCGGGTCGTTCGCCAGCGGGGCGTCCTCCGGGCCGAGGTCGGGAGCGCCACCGTCCGCGGCCGCGGCCCGCTGCATCTCCGTGTCGCTGGGCACAGCCAGCGTGTTGGTGTCGCCGGAAGTGGTGTCCTCCAGACCGAGGTAGCTGGTCTGCCCCGAGTGCTGGGCAGTCTTGACCTTGACGGTGCGGTTCCCGCGCACGAGCACGTCACCCGGCTGGATTTCACCGGCGGTGACGGGCTCCACGTGGGCGACCTTCTCGTCGGCGGGGCCGGACGAGTCGGAGCCACCCAGGACGCGCAGGTCGCGGATACTCATGGGCTCCATGCCCTGCGGGGTGGCGACGGTCGCGGTGTCGCCGTCGACCTCCTCCACGGTGCCGAGCATGTTGCCGTCCCGGTCGCCGACCACGTTGCCGGTATCGACGCGGTGCCCGTCGGGTGTCCATCCGGTGGGCCGGGCCGCGCCGCCGTCGGTGACGGTGAGGGAGCTCGGCGCGTGCGCGTCGTCGGTGCGGTCGTCGCCGAACTGCACCTGCGCAGTGCCGGCGGTCGCGCCGACCACGACGCCTTCGCGGCCGTCGTCGTCGGTGACGGTCGAGCCGGGGAACAACCCGTTGCCGTCTGCGTCGTTGGCCACCCGGCCGGAGATCCGGCCGGTGAGGACGTCCGAGTCCGCGCCGGTCTGGAGCGAGCCGGTGTCAGAGGCGTCGCCCGTGGCACGGGCCGCCGTGGCGTCCTGCGCCACCCACACCGAACCCCGCGCGCCCTTGCCGTCCGGGGTGTCGGCGATCAGGACGCGGTACATGTCCTGAACCTTGCGGGCCTGCTCCGTCGGGACCAGCTCCGGCCCGCCCACGACGTACCCGGCGAGGGTGCGGGACGTGCCGCGCTTGGTGATGCCGTCGATGCGGACCAGGTCGCCCATGGCGATGTCGGAGACCTTGACCCACTCGGCGGGGCGGCCGCCGACCGGCTCGGGCTCGGCCGGGGCCTCCGGCTCCGCCTGGTCTGCCGCCGCCTGCTGCGCAGTCTCGGGCTCCGGCCGCGCCGCCGGGGCCGGACGGTCCGCGGCCGAGCTGCCGGTCTCGGGCGTGGAGCGCTGTGCGTCCGCCGCCGGGGCGTTGGTGCGGGTGTCCGAGTCCGGGCGAGGCTCCTCGGCGTTCTGCGCCGTCGTACGGGCCTCGCCGGAGGGCGTTCCCGCAGTCCGCTCGGGTGTGGCTACCGGAGTCTCGCCGACCTGGCGACCGTAGGTGTGCTCGTCCACGGGCAGGGTGATGTCATCCACGGAGGCGAGGCGTTCCACGCTGTCCCCGACGGGGATGATGAACGTATTCCCGTCGAGCTTGTGGGCGCCCACCGGGCTGTCGGCGACGGTGATGCGCAGACCCTTATGCCGCTTCTTGTTGACGGTGAACGTCGCCTTGCTGGGCTCACCGACCACGTAGCCGGTCCTGGAGTCGGTCGCTCCCGGGTAGCGGTCGGTGACCCGGCCGGCGAGGTGCACGATGTCACCCGCGCGGAGGTCGGTGACGGGGACCTTCCGCGAGTTGTCCCTGCCGCCCTCGTCCAGAAGCGTGCTGAGGAACTGCTTGGCGGCCCGGGCCTTGCTGGTCTCGTGATGCATGGCCCGCGGGTCCTCGGGCCGCAGCACGTCCAGGTACTCGCGGATCTGGTCGGCCAGCCAGCCGGGGCCGAGGATGTACTTGTGCTTCAAGTCGGCGGGCTGGTGCTTGTAGTGCGTGGAGTCCAACCACCGCAGCTCATCGTGCAGGTGGTCGAGATCGTCCGCAACGTTCCCACTGACCGTCTCGCCACGGCCGAGGGCATCGACCAGGGCGCGAATCTTCCGGTAGCGCTCCATGGCCGCCGGGCTGTCGTTCAGCGACTCCAGGCCGCGCAACCCTTCTTCCTCGGGCGGGAAGCCGAGACCCGGGTTCGTGTGCGAGAAGTCCCAAGCGATGTCGGGGTGGACGATGCTCAGGTCGGGCTCGCCCTGTTCCATGTCCCGCAGCACGAGATAGGCGATGGCCTGATCCCGGGTGGTGAATCTGGGCTCGTGAAGATAGGTGGCGAGGGGCAGCTCGCCTTCCCACAACTGCGGGGGCTCTTCCGTGTAGAAGCCGTGGCGGTTCGGCTCCCGCAGGTTGCCGATCAGCCGGCCGTTGCGCCAGACCTCTCCGTCCTTGTCCGAGCGGATCCTCGGCTCGGGCACGAACCCCTGCGCGGCAAGTTCCTGCATGCGTTCGGGCGATCCGAAGAGAGCACGCTCGCCCTCGTCGTCGATGGCGCGGTCCTCGCCGACCTCGTACTGCTCCATCTCCTCGGGCGTCGGAATGCGCCGACCGTCCACGGTGCCCGCACGGCGCTCTCCCAAGGGGTGTGCGGAGTTGATGCCGTACTGGGACGCTGCGGCAGACGCCGGGGCGTCGCCCGTGGGCACCGCGCGGCCGGCGTCCGGCGTCCCCTCGGGCTGGCCCGGGCGCCCCACGCGGATGATCTCGTCCGTGGGCAGGCCCGTGTCCTCGGCGCGAGCGAAGCGGGTGATCCCCTTGTTCTTGTCGGGGATCAGGAAGGTGCGGCGCTTGGCGAGCCGTCCTGGCGGGATGAAGGGGGTGTCCGAGACGGTGATCCGCCAGCCACTGACGGGGCCACCCTTCCGCCCGATGTCGATGGTCGTCTTGATGGGCTCACCGACGATGTACCCCTGCTCCTTGCGACGCTCGGGCCCGAAAGACACATCCGCGAGTCCGGAAATCTCCACCAGGTCGCCATTGCGCAGGCCCTCGGGTGCGACCGTTTCGGCGTCCTCCTTCTTCACCTTGGCCAACTGGCCGTGCATGTACGCGGCAGCGTCCTCGTCCCGCTGGCGAGCGTGGTTGTGGGCGAGCGGGTGCTCCGGGCTGATGGTGTCCAGGGCGAAGGAGCTGCGTTCCATAACGCGGCCGAGACTGGATCGCAGGCCCGTCACGCCTTCCGTCGTGTCGGGGCGGGGGAAGTTCTCGTACAGCCATTGGGCGCCGGTGAACGCATTCGCGAGGTCGTCCGCCACGTTGTCGCTCGGACTCTGCCCGTTGTGGAGCGAATCCATAAGCTGCTTGAGAGCGGCCAGCCGCTCCTTGCCTTCGGGACTGTAGGCCGCCAGTGCGGCCTGATCCTCCTCTCGGTGGTCATCGACCGACATGAACCTGAACTCGCGTGCTTGCTCCGGGCTGATCCGGCTCACATCGCGGTAGTTGTCGTGAGCCTCGCTCGCCAGAACTAGGTAGGCCAGGGCCGCGTTCCTGCTGCTGAACCTGGGAGTGTCATGCACGCCAGCGCCCGGGAAGGGCAGCTGCGCTTCCCACTCCTTGAGCTTCTGGCCATTGGCGCGGATGTTGCCGATGTACCTGCCCTTGTACCAGGTGTGCGGCACATGGACTTCGTCGATGCGCACCTGCGTGGTCTGCCCGGCGAGTTCAGCCGTCCGCGCCTTCGGGTCCGGACCGAACAGCAGCTTCTCCCCTTCGGGGGTGACAAGCCGCTCTACCTGGCTCCAGTGCTCAGCGAGTTCCGGCAGGCTCAGGAAGCGGCCGCCGTTCTCGTCCGGGCCCGAGTTGGTGTCGGCTCCGCTGGCGTGAGGCGCCCGACCGCCCCCGTTCCGGTCGTTGCCGCCCGAACCGCCCGCGCCGGGAGCGGTGCCACGGTTGCCGTCGCCGGGGCCGCTGAGGTGCGGGACCCCAGGCAGGCCGGGGCCACCGGCACCGCCAGCACCGTTGCCGAGCCGGTTACGGCGACGGCGGCGCCCGTCACGGTCGTCGTTGTTGTCCTCGGAGTCGTCGCGCTCGTCGGTCTGGTCGCGCTCCTCCTGGCCCTGCCCGCCGTCGCTGACATCGTCGTTGGGCGTGCTGTTGTCGCCTTCCGAGGAGCCGTCGGCGCTGTCGCTGGGGCCCGCCTCAGCGTCGCCCTCGCGGTTGCTCAGGCTCGGCAGGTCCCGATCCTGCATGTCGCGGGCGAACCCGCGAGCCGCTTCCTCGGGGGTGTCGTATCGGCCTTCACCCCTCTGGCCGCCCGGCCGCCACCAGTAGTACTCATCCGTGTCCTTGTCCCGGCCGAGAAGGCCTTCGATACGGCCGTCGACATAGATGTTGCGGGGCCCGGACACCCCCTTCTTCGGCTTGTCGACCCAGATCCCGTTTCCGAGGTCGTCGGCCCACTCGGGCACGTCGGCATCGCCGCGGGCGCCGTCGCCCGACTCAGGCGCGTCAGGCTGCATACCGCGCCTGCTGAACGGGTCGTGCTCGCCAGGCGGCGCCATGGTGGCCGACGCCTCCAGCGAACGGGCCTGAGAGCGCAGCCCCTTGGCCAAACCGCGGTACAGCTTTTCGCGGCGGCGCCCGTCCGCGGTGCTCAGGTCCAGCGCGTCGGCCTCACTGTCGACGGCGTCAGCCGCATGCCGCATCTGCCCCGCCGACACAGGCCCGGCGTAGTACTTCGTGCCCACGTGGCGCAGGTCCGCGTCGTCGCTGCTCTCCCAGCGCTTGGCGAGATCCTGGAACTCGCGGAACTGCGCCTCAGTCAGCAGCGTGCCCATGATCGGACCCCGCTGGTCCTCCGGGCGGGTCACGCCCTGGCCGCGGGACGGGTCCACGCTGGAATCCGCCCCGTAGGCGGCCGACCAGGCGGCCCGCTCGATGGAGTGGTAGATGCCGTCCTCGCCGTCACCCTCGGAGACGGCAGCCGCCGGTGTCATCGGGCGGCCGCCGCGTGCGTCCTGTGCCAGCCACGTGGCTTCACCCTTGGGCCCGCGAGCGCGGATCCAGGCCACCATCTCGCCGTCCCGCATGATGGCGCCGTGCCCGGCGTCCACATCGAGGTTGGCGAGCCGGTAGCCGTCCATGGTCTTGATCGGCGCGCCTTCGCTGGTGGCAGCCGCCGCCAGCCACGCGTCTTCTTCCGCGCGTCTGCCGCGGGTCTCCGCCTGACGGACCGCTTCGGCTTCCGACATGTCCTGACCCGGGCGCTTGAGCTCGGAGAGGGCGACGGGGCGCAGTCCGATGTCGGTGGCGACCAGGGCTACGCCGTTGTCGGCGACGTGCTGGATGGTGCCCTGCTCGTCCTGCGGGGTGATCACCTCGTCGCCTTCGGCCCATGCGCCGGTGCCGGCGGCCGGGGCGTTGTCGGCCTCCGGCGCGGTCGGGGTCGGCTCGGTGTCCGCGGGCTGCGGAGTGTCCGCGGCCGCGGGAGCCTGCGGGGCGTTCGCATCGCCCGTCTCCGGGGCGATGGCGTCACCACGGAGGTCCGCCAGGTCGTTGCGGACCTGCTCGGGATCGAGCTTGACCGGGGCGTCGCCGCCAGCCGACGGGTAGCGGCCCTCGGCGATTGCCTGGTTCAGCTCGCCATCGGAGGCGACCGGCAGAAGCGGCTGCTTCTGCCCGTTGAGGCGCTGCACCTGCGCGACGCTGATGTCCTGCTCGCGCCTCTGGCCGTCGTCCTCGTACCGGGCGATCAGCCCAGGGGCGTCGACCCGGGCGACCTCGCCGGTGTGGAAAGTGCCGTCCTCCCCCTGGAAGTTGATCCGGTCGCCGGTCTTGAAGTCGTCCGGCACCCAGTCACGCCGGTACTCGCCGGTGGGCGGCTGCGTCGGGTCCTCGTCGTTGACGGCCTCGAACACCCAGCCCAGAGACCCGGAGTCGAGGACGTCGGTAGCCCGGGTCACGGAGACGTACGCGACGCGCAGCGCCTCATCGTCGGGCATGGTGTCCCACTTGATGTTGCCGTTGTCGTCGCGCTCCGGGCCGCGGAAGTCGTCGGCGACGCGGACCCGTTCGGACTCCAGGCCCTTGGACTTGTGGGCCGTGGTCACCAGAACGTCGTGTTCCTGGGTCTCGGGGACCAGGCGGCCACCCTCGGCCTCCTCCTGCGGGTACAGCTTCGCCAGGTGCGCGTCGATCTTCTTCTGCGCGTCTTCCAGCGACAGCTTGTTGTCGACGCGGTGCTCGCCGCTGCGGCCGGTGCGCGCGTCCTTCCACGGAACGTTCCGCTTGCCAGGCTCGTAGTAGTAGCGGCGGGTCGCCGGGTCGTACAGCAGCTTGCCGACGCCGTTGGTCTTGGCGTCGCCGAGCCACCGCTTCAGCTGGCCGGCCTTCGGGTCGTTCCAGTCGAGCGTGACCCACACGCGGCCGCCGACGTTCTCCGAACGCGCGGACTGCGCGCCGGACTCCATCAGCTGGTCGATCTCGTCCGGGTGCTTCTCCAGCAGCTGGAACAGGCTCTTCAGCTGCGACAGGTCTGGGTCGTCCTTGACCGCATCAAGGATGTCGTCGTAGGCCATGCCGTTGAACCGGGCGAGCTCGGCATGATCGGTGTGCTCCCCATTGGCGAGCGCCCGGGCGGCCTGCACGAACTCCTGCAAGTCCTTCACGCCACCGGACACGGCGACCCGGCGGCCGGCGGCGAGCGCCTCCACCGCGGCGAGTGCGACACCGGCGTTCGTGCGGGCGATGACCATGGTCTCGTCGCCCGGCTTGATGTTGCCGAGCCGCGACTTCTTCCGGTCGAAGCCCTTCAGCCGCATGCGCGTGCCCAGCAGGCGGAGGAATCGGTTGCCGACGTCGGCGACGGCCGGGCCGAACCGGAACGACTGAGTGAGGGTGGCGCGGGCGTCGACCGGCAGCTTGCCGAGGGCGTCAGCGGCGCCGCGGAAGCCGTAGATGGCCTGGTTGGAGTCGCCGACCGCGACGACCTGCACGCCCTGGTCGATGGCGCCGCGGACCACGCCTTCCATGACGGGGTTGACGTCCTGCGCTTCGTCCCAGAACAGCGTGTCGGCGTCGATCTTGTACCCGCCGAGCGCCCACATCTTGACGATGTAGTCGAAATCCATCGTCAGGTCTTCGTCGGCGTCACCGCGGGTGGGGTCCGAGAGGTTCGCCCACATGCGATCTGCGAGCGGCTTGACCGCGTTGAACAGGTCCCGGGCCTCTTGCTTGGTCTTGGCGCCGGTGATGTGCTGCGGGCCCATCTCGGCGTCAGCGGACTTCGCCCACGTGCGGATCATGCGCTCCGCGACCGTGGCCGCGCCGCCCGGGGACAGGTCCCGGTTACCGGCCTTGACCGTGTCGTACCAGCGCATCCGGTCGGCGATCTGCTGCGCGGACAGCTTCTTGAAGCCGTCGCGCTTGTTGCTGGGCAGGCGGTTGTTCAGCCGCTTGTCCGCGACCTTCGCGGCGTAGCTGTTCGCCGTGGAGGCGGTGAGGTTCTGCGCGTACTCGCCGCGGGCCTGCGCCTCACGCGCCTCGTTCGCGACGGACCGGTTGAACGCCAGGTAGACGATCCTCTTGCCCGGCATGCGATGCGACAGCATCTTGAGCGTCGAGGACTTGCCGGTACCGGCAAGCGCCATCACGGCCATGTTCAGGCCGCGACGGGCCGCGCCCTCGATGATGATGCCCTGCTCTTCGGTGGGCGGGTAGGACTCGTTCGCGGACGCCTCGGCGTCGATGCGCGCCCACTCGTCGTCGGAGTAGCCGCCGGGCTTGGCCGCGGGCAGATCCTCCACCCGGTGGGCCAGGCCGCGGGTCTCGGCGTCGTTCAGGCCGTACCCGGCGAGCCGGTCACGGATGACGTCACCGCGCTTCCGCGGGATCGCCTTGCCGTTCTCGTCGTGCTCGACGGTCGGCTTCCAGCGTCGCCGTTCCTCTTCGTCCAGCTCGAACTGCCGCTGCTCCAGCCGGAACCGGTAGGCGAGATCGACGGGATCGGTGGCGCCCTTCAGGGACTCGATCCGCTCGTCGAGGGAGTCGAGCTCCTCGCCGAGCTGGTCGGCGCTCATGTCGGCTGGCGGGGTGGCCGGGACCGGGCGCACGTCGGACGGGGCGGTCCGCTGCGGCCGCGGGGCCTGCGGGGCGGTGCCGCCCGTACTCGCAGCCGGGGCCGCGGCGGGCTCCGGCGTCGGAGGCGTGGGCTGCTGGTCCTGGCGGTTGGCCTGCGGCGTGGGGCTCTGCGGGTTCTGCTGGAACTCGCCGTTGCGGGTGCGGCCAACGACGTCGATGTACTGCACTTCGCGTTCCGCGCCCTGGGGGTTCCGCAGGAGGGCCGCGCCCGGGCCGGTCGAGCGCACGAACTCGCCCTTCTGGAGGGCGTTCATGGCGTTGGGGTTGCGGAAGTGCACAGTGTCGCCGGGCTGGAAGTCCCCATCCCGCCACCCGGCGGCGGTGGACGGCGCCACACTGCCAGCGGCCGGGGCCTCGGGAGCCTCCGAGGCGGACGCCTGGTCACCCATCAGGCTGCGCCGGAACTGCTCCTGCGCCTCCCGCTCGATGCTCCCCTGCTGCGCGTCCTCACGGCGGCGCTTCTCGACCGAGACCGCGTGGCGGGCAAGGTAGTCGTCGGCGGTCCGCATGAAGTTGGACAGCGGGTCTTCCATGCCCGGGCGGTCGACGTCGTCCAGACTGCTCCGCAGGGCCTGCGCGTCGTCCTGGGCCGCGACCAGGGAACCGGCCGCGTCGTCGAAGTCGCCGGCCTCCTGTGCGGCGATGGCCGCGAACACGTTGTCGCGGAGCGAGCGGGCTGTGCCGGGCACGTCGCGGCCCCAGGTGGTTTCCGCGGCCCGGGTGACCTGACCCTGGGCTGCTTCCACGGTGGCCATGCCCGCACTCCACTCACGCGCGTTGGCGAACGGGCGCACGGTGTCGGCTTGGTTTCGGGCCGGACGGGGACGGTCTTCCTGGGGCGGCGTGGTGCGCGGCGCCGGGGGTTGCTGTGGGCTGGCGCCCGGGATGCCATTGGCGGGTGCCGCCGGGCGTTGGACGGGCTCGGGGCTGTCCTGAGACGGGGACGGGGTGGTGTCCGTCTGGCTTTCGCCTTCGGGCGCCTCGTCGGCCGCGTCCAGCTCCGCGAGACGGGCGGCGCGCGCCTTCTCCCGCTCCTCGCCGATGGACTTGGCCCGGCGCTCGCCCTCCGGCGTGAGGACGTAGTACGTGATCGAGCCGCCGCCCACGCGGGGCTTGCTCCGCTCCTCGGCGTACCCGAGCTTGAGCAGTCGGCGGAGCACGTTCGGGTGGGCTTCGATCTGCCGGCCGTCGGGCGAGCGGACCGAGTTCAGTGCGCTCTCCAGCGCTGCTGCCTGTGCCGTGGTGAGGTTCGGCTCGGCCGGGGCCTGCTGCGGGGGCGTGGTGGTGTCGTCGCTCGCGGACGGATTGCTGCTGGCCGACTCGTCACCCTGCCCGGTGGGTGTCGCGGGCTTCTCCTTGGCCTGGCGGTTCTTCGCGCGGCGCTGCTGCTCACGCTCCAGCCCGGCGTGACGCACCACGTCCGCGTCGGTGGCCTCGCCCTTCGAGATCCGCTCGGCGAGTTGGTCGGTCTCCTCCTTCAGGTCGGCGTTGTTCATGCCGAGGGCGTCCGGCTGCGCCGGGGCGGCCTGCGCACTGGACGACGTCCGAGCCAGGAACGCCTCACGCTTCGCGGCGAGCTTCTTCGCCCGTTCCGCGTCCCGGGCCTCTGTGGTGGGCCATATCCACTTCACGCGGCCCTTGTCGTCCTGCGAGATGGCAGGCGGCGCCGGGGTCTTCGGGACCAGGTTCACGTCCCGTGCGGCGACCTGCGCAAGAACGTCTTCCTGATCGCTGGACATGGCGCGCAGTTCGGCGTCAAGGCTGTCGATCTGCTTGTTGCGCTTGGCGGTGTCCTCCTCGGTCACCGTGGGCTGCGCCTTCAGCCGCATGATCTCGTTGAGGAGGTCCAGTTGCCGGGTGGACTCGTCGAACTCGGTGGCGAGTTCGAACGGCTTCCCGATCCGGCCGGCGGCCTGCTCGGCGGCTCGCTTCTTGTCCGCGCGCCGGTGCTCGGCGCGGTTGATCCGCTCGTCGATGTTGGCGATCGAGTTCTCGATGCGGGACAGCGGCAGCGAGCGCGGCTTGCCGTCGTGGTCGATGAGTTCGTGGTCCTCGTAGTCCTGCCAGGCGCCCGGGACCTGGGGCAGGTCGACGCGGACCGTGTCGTACCACTGGTTGCCGATACTGCGGGTGCGGACGAAGCGGGCGGTGACGTCCAGGCCGCCGACCTGGCCGATCCGGGTGGCGGGCGCATTCTCGTCGTACGGGCGGCGCATGCCGTCGGCGAACACTGCCCGCAGGGCCGTGTTCAGCGCGCGGCGGGCGTCGTCGCGGGCGTCTCCGCCCTCGAAGTCGGTGGTGCCGATACGGGCGTTGAAGTCGTCGCCGCGGGTGGTCTTGCGCTTCTCGACGGCCTTCTGGAGTTGCGCGACGTACTGCTTGGTCCACTCCTCGGCCTGCGCGGAGTCGCGGATGGCCTGCTTGAAACCCTCCTGGGAGCGCCGGTAGGCGTTGAAGCGGCCTCGCAGCCGGTTCACGAGTGGCTTGAGCTGCGCCTGCGCGATCAGGTGCGGGTCACCGGCGGTGAGGGCGCTGACCTCGTCGGCGTCGAAGGTGACGGGGCCGATGTCCTCGACGACGCGCTCGGAGAGCGAGCCGCGCATGAGGGCCCGGATGAACTTCGCCTTGCGGGCGATGGCTTCCCAGAACTTCGCGTCGGTGGACCGCTCGGTGGCGTACTGGAAGATGGCGACTTCGGCGTTGGCGTTGCCCTGCCGGATGACGCGGCCGTTGCGCTGGTCGACGTCGGCGGGCCGCCATGGGGCGTCCACGTGGTGCAAGGCAACGGCGCGGAGCTGGACGTTGGTCCCGGTGCCCATCTTGGCCGTGGACCCGAGCAAGACGGAGATCTTGCCGGAGCGGGCGTCGTTGAACAGGCGGGCCTTGGCCGCGTCGTCCTTCGCCTCGTGGATGAAACGTATCTGCTCGGACGGGATGCCCCGGGCGATCAGGAGAGACTTCAGCTCGTCGTACGTGGAGAAGTCGGTGTAAGTCTCCTCGTCCTCGCGGGACAGCTCGCTGCCGTCGTCGGCGAGGCCGGCGTCCATTTCGTCGGCTTCGGAGCCGCTGCCGGCCTTCTTCTTCCGCTTCTTGCTGCGACCCGGGTCCTTCGGCGTGCCCAGGTCGAGGAAGACGATCTGTAGGCCGCCCGGCGTCTCGTGCGGGGTGGCGTCGGTCTTGCTCGTCGGGAAGACGGCGTCCTTCGTCTCCCCGTAGATCCGCACGACGTTGTCCGCGACCGTCGGCAGCTTGTTGCCGCCGCCGAGGCTGGGGTCCAGAAGGCGCGGGTCGAGCGCGGCCATGCGGCCGTCGCCGAGGAGCTTGAGGTGGTTGTCCTCCTTCGGGTCAACGTTGCCGCCCTCAAGGCGCGCTGCGCGGATCCGAAGCCGTGCCTCGTACTCCTCCTGCGCCGGGGACATCGGCATAGTGATCGTGACGGCCTTGCCGCCGACGATGCCCGGCACGGGAAGGTCGAGGTCTTCAGCCGTCTTGACGTCGGCGAACGAACGCCACAGCCGCAGCAGCTCGGGGACGTTCTGGAACGCCGCCAGGCGCGTCTTCTCCTTGTAGGAGCCGTCAGGGCTGCGCTCGACCGCGGAGACCATCTGCGCGAACGTGGACGCGAAGTCGTCGAAGTCCAGCATCCCGAGCTCTTTGAGCAGGTCGGGGCGCAGGTAGCGCATCATCGTGTGGACTTCGGCGATGCTGTTCGCGACGGGGGTGGCCGTCGCGAACGTCACGACGCGGCCGGTGGAGGACCGCTCGCGCAGCCACTCCAGCTTCATCTCCAGGTCGGAGGCCCGGTTGGAACCGTCGATCGCCGCGACCGAGGACGGCGTGTCGAGGTTTTTGTACATGTGGGCTTCGTCGACCACGAGGTAGTCGACGCCCATGTCCTCGAAGTGCAGGCCCGCGGCGTCCTTGAGGCCGCTGAGCTTCTTGTCCAGCTTCTCCTCAAGGCTCTTGAGGCTGGCCTCCATCCGCTTGACCAGGCGGGTGTCGTTGCCCTCGCCGTCAGCGTCCTTCTGCCGGAAGATCTTTTCCCGCAGCCGCTCCACGCGGCGGCTGATGTAGTCCTCCTGGACCTCCGGGCGCATCTGGATCGACTCGAACGCGGTCTGCGTCAGGATGATCGCGTCGTAGTCACCGGCCGCAGCGCGGGCGATGAACTCGCGCCGGCCCTTGCCCGCCAGGTCTTCGCTGCTCGCGGTGAGGATCCGGTTGTTCGCGACGGACTCGGGGAAGATCTCCGCGAACTCGTGCCGGAACTGCTCCAGCATGTGCCCCGGCACGACCATCGCGGCCTTCTTCACCAGGCCCAGGCGCCGCAGCTCCATGACACCCATGGCCATCTCAGCCGTCTTGCCCGCACCGACCTCGTGCGCCAGGAGCACGGACGGCTCATTGACCATCCGGGCGACGGCGGCGTGCTGGTGGGGGTGCGGGTCGAACCACTCGACCAGGCCGGGGATGGTGCGGCGCTGCCCGTCGTAGGAGCGCGGCGCCATCGAGTTGAAGTTGTCGTTGTAGTAGCGCTTGTGCTTCTCGGCGCGGTCGGAGTCGGCCCACAGCCAGTCCGTGAACGCCTCCCTGAGGAGGGAGGCCTTGGCCTGAGCGTCCTCGGTGGCGTCCTTGTCGTAGACGCTCTTGGCGTTCTCGCCGTGGCCGTCCTTCTTGGTGACGACGATCTTGCGGTTGGTGAGGATCGCCTCGGCGATCTCCAGAGCGGTGTAGCCCTTCGCGCTCCACGTGTGCGCGGTGCGCTCCGCGATGCTCTTCTTCGCACCGTCCGGGGCGTCCACCGCCCACAGGGCGCCGCCCTGCCACGACACCTTGATCCGCTGGTCGTTGAAGGTCTCGCGGAGGAACTGTTCGACCGGCTCACGGCCGATCCAGGAGGCGCCCATCGGGGCGGCGATTTCACCGGTGGACAGGTCGGGCGGGACGACCCGCTCAAGGTGCTCGACGTTCAGGTCGTAACGGCTGTCGTCGGCCGCGGCGTGGCGGGCCTCGTCGAGCTTCTGGCGGACGTTCCCGGACAGGTAGTCCGCGGCCGTGACGAGCTTGCCGTCCGGGGCCTGGAACGCCATCGGGTACTCGACGCCGGTGTCCGGGTCGACGGAGCGGGCCGTCAGCAGTCGCGCGATGGCCGTGTCGGCGTCGGTTCGCATGACGCGGGCGAGGCCGTCGGCGGTCAGCCGGCCGTCGGTCTCCAGCACGATCGCGAGAGCGTCCTGCGGGTCGTCCGCGTACTTCGCGATCTCCCGGTACGTGCCGAGTCGCTTGCTGAAGATCGGGGCCTTGGTGGTCTTGCCGGTGGTGTCGTCGTACTCGTCGAGCGGCGTGATGTTCGCCATCGTCGGGTCGTTGGTGAACAGGCCGCCGCGCGCCGCCTTCTTGCGGTACGTCTTCTCAACCTTCTCCCCGGTGTCCGGGTCGACGGCGGTGCGCTTCGACCACGTGAACCGGTTGATGGCGCCGAACTTGGAGTGGTACGCGTCGTACTGCTTGTTGAGCGCCTCGCGCAGCCGCTCGATCAGGGACTCGTCGGCGTCCTTGCGGTTCTCCTCCGAGAGGAGGGACTGGAACGTGTCGCGGATCGCGAGGAGCTGCCGGGCCTCGTTCGCCTGCGTCTTGAAGACGGGGAAGGGGTGCACCATGCCGTCGCGGACCTGCGTGAAGGTCCCGTCCGGTTCGGCCTGCACGTGCCCGTCGACCCGGGAGGAGCCGGGCGGCAGAAGCGTGACCCTGCTGCGGCCCTCCGTGTCGGGCTTGTAGGCGAGGCCTGCCGCCTTCGCCTCCTCGACGGTCCGCTTCAAGACTCGCTGGAGGTTGGCGATGGTCTTGCCGTCGCCGTCCACGCGCAGCTCGTTGTCACGGTTCATGCCGTGGCCGACCGCGAGCCTGCCGAGAACCTGCTGCGGGTTGTCGTGGAAGTAGCTGTTGTAGAAGACAGGCGGCTCGGCCTGCTCCGGCGGCGTGTCCGCCTTGGGCGGGTTCTGCCCCGGCAGGGCGTACGTGGGCAGGGAGTGCACCCACATCGGCGGGTCGTTCTGCGTCCGCTCCGACGGCCGCTTGACCTCACCCTTGCGGTTGCGGCCCGATGTGAACGACTTGCTCTTGTCGCGGCGCCGGAAGATCAGAAGGTCTGTCATCACCGACGTGCCCGCGGTGCGCTGGTGCGCGCCGGACGGCAGACGGATCGCGCCGACGAGCTCGGCCTTTTCCGCCATCTCCATACGGGCGGCTTCGCTGCGCCCGCCGTGGCCGTCCATCGTCAGCGCGGACGTCACGACCGAGACCAGGCCGCCACCACGGGTCAGGTCCAGGGACTTGAGGATGAAGTGGTTGTGGATGGAGTGGCCACCCTTGTTGTGCACCAGGTCGGGCACCTTGTACCGGCCGAACGGCACGTTGCCGACCGCCGCATCGAAGGTGCCGTTGGGGGCGCGGGTGTCACCGAAAGACTCATGCCGGACTTCGGCGTGCGGGTAGAGGGCCTTCGCGATGCCCGCGGTGATCGAGTCGACCTCGACACCGGTCATGTGTGTGCCGTCGGGCGCGTAGCCGATGAAGTTGCCGACGCCGGATCCGGGCTCCAGCACACTGCCGGCGTCGAATCCGAGGTCGGTCAGGGCCGACCACATCTGCTGCACGATCTGCGGGTCGGTGTAGTGCGCGTTCAGGGTGTTCGCGCGGGCGTCGTCCCACTCGGCATCGGACAGCAGGCTCCGCAGCCGCTTCGCGAGCGGCTGGAACTGCGCATCCGGCTGCGGCTTGAAGATCTGGGGGACCGCGCCCCACCCGGAGTACCGGGCAAGTTCCTGCTGCTCGGCCCCGGTCGCGGGACGGTTCTCGTCCTGGAGCCGGCGCAGGATCTCAATGGCGGCGATGTTCGCCTTGGCCCGGTTGACCGGGCTCGACGGAACGAGGGTCTTCCCGTCGGCGGGCGGCTCGTAGGCCGGAGCAGTCGCCTGCTGCTCCGGCGTGCCGAACGCTACGGGAGCGGAGGCAGCTCCACCCGCGGCATGTCCTTCGTCTCCGTCCCCGGATCCTTCGGCATCCCGTACACCATGTCCTGAAGCACCCGCTCCCGGGCCCGCATCCGGACCGACTTCAGCTCGCGAGCCCGCGCCACCGCGTCCGTCCCCTCCCGCAGCGGAGGAGCCCACTCCTCCGTCAGATCCTCGATCTGCTGCACGATCTCGTCCGACCGCTCCCGGGCGAACTCCTCGAACGCCTTGTCCGTCGGGAACCGATCCACTTCCCTGGCCCGGTACGTCTTCCAGAACGTCCGAACGAGATCCACGTACGACACTGTCATTGCTCCTCTTGTGCTGTTCGGACAGGGCCTGTCGAGCGACGCTCACGTTCTCACGCGCCAGGCGCAGGAACTCGGCCGCATGGGCGTGGTCGCCGCCGCGGCCGCGCAGCGCGCGCTGCATGCCGTCGAGCGCGTCCTGGAACCGGCGGATTGCCTCCGACGGCTCGATGTCACCGCGCTTCAGCGCGTCCACGGCGTCTCCGGCAGGCGCCGCTAGGTCGAGCGCAGCGGGCGCACCGCGCAGCTCGGTCAGACTGTTGACGACCGGGCCGAGCTGCTGCTCTGCCAGATCGAGCGCTTCCACGATGTGGTGGCTGGCGGCGGTGACGGCCAGGGTGGGGCGCTGCTCGCCCGGGGCGTCGTCCTGCGGCTCCGTAGGCACGTCGGACGCGGCAGGGGGAGCGGGCGGGCGCTCGCTGTCGTGCTCGCGCACCAGGTCCGCGAGGGCCGCCTCCTCGGTGAGGAACGGCTTCTTGGAGCTGTAGCGGGTGCCGTGACCGAGCCGGTTCCACGTCCAGCGACCCGCAGAGCCCTGGAGCGTGGCGTCGTCCTGGTTGTCGCCATCGACGGCGGCGGGGCGGTGGCCCGAATCGTTGCGCGCGCCGAGCTGGACGCGGGAGAGCTGCTGTGCGTACGCCTGTCCGTCGCGGCGCTGGGCCTCGGCGAGGATCGCTGTCTTCTCAGCCTGGGCGCGGGCCTTCTTCGCCTGGTCGCCGGAGGACAGGGTGTCAGACCAATCCTGGTCGGCCTTCGCGTAGGCGGCGTCGAGGTCCTCGCGCGACACCTGCGACCAATCCCGCTGCTCGGGCGCCGCCTGCGGGGCTGGCTGCGGGGCGTCGGGGTTCGGGGTGTTGGCGCGGTTGCCCGCGTATGGGGTGCCGTCGGGGCGGGTGATGTCCTTGAGCGCGTGGGAGTGGGTGCCCTGCTCGGCGCGCACGAGCACCGACCCGGAGTCCTTGTTCACGGCCATGACCGAGCCGACGCCGTCAGGAGAGTTGACCTCGTCGCCGGTGTTGGGGAAGTCTCCGTCCGGCGTTGCCTGGGGGGCGTTCGGCGCCGCCGCGGCCGGAGCAGCGGCCGGAGTAGCCGCAGGGGTCGGGGCGGGCTTGTTCTGCTCCTCCTGCCGCTTCTCGTACTCCTTCGCGAAGTACGAGTCCGCGTGCCCGTGCTCGATGTCGAACCGGCCGCGGACATCGTCCATCCGGTTCCCGAATTCCTTGCGCCACCCGCCGATACGGTTCGGGTTGCGGCGGAACAGCTCGGGGTCCCACCAGTCCACCGGCTGGCCGGGCCGCGACGGCTCTTCCACCTCGCGACCGATCATCAGCGCGAACCGGCTGGCGTCCTGCCGCGACTTGAAGCCCTGTCCTGCGCTGCCGGTGAAGCCGATGCCGCGGCCGTCGTAGGCGCGGACGACATTGAAGTTCTCCGGGCCGCGCTCGATGACAGCGAACGCGAAATGGTCCGCCAGAGTGATCTTCAGGTCGCGGTTGTTCGCGAACTGGCTCAGCCGCTCCTTGGTGTGCGCGTCGAACGAGGGGTCGCCGCCGTTCTTCCAGTACTCGCGCAGCTCACCGGTGGTGCTCGGCTTCCTCGTGCGTCCGTCAGGGGCGGTGTTGGTTCCAGGACCGACGTGGCCGACGCCGATGTTCTGCGCGGGCGCGCCGGTGGTGTTGGCGATGTTCTGCGCCGCCTGCACGAGGGGGTTGGGCCGCTCGGCCGGCGCCGGGGCCGGGGGCGCGGCGGGGGCGGGCGTCGCAGGCGCGGGGGTGCGCTTCGCGGCAGCGCCCTCACGCTTCTTCGCGGCCTTGTCCGCGAAGGCCTTCTTCGCCTCCTCGCTGGCCTGGCGCACCATGGCCTGGCCCTCGGTGGACTCCAGGCGCTTGTGGAAGTCCGGGGCGTCCCAGTCGAAGGGCTTGCCGTCGCTCTGCGCGGCTTCCAGGCGGTTGGCGAAGTCGAGGGCCTCGCCCTTGCGGTCCGACATGGCCAGGCGGACGCCGCTGTTGGAGACGATGACGGCGTACCCGGACTTGCGCTTGCCGTCCTTCTCCACGGTCATCTTCGCCACGACGAACGTGCCGCCGCGGGAGAGCTGCGGCTTCTCCAGCTTGTCGAACAGGGCGGCGGTCTCCTTGCGGTGCCGCTCCTGCTTGGCCTTGTCGGAGGTGACCGGGACCAGGGTGCCGCTCTGCCAATGCTGATGAACGTCAGCGAGGGTGTTGAAGCGGCGCTGGCCCTTCCCGGCGGCCGACTTGCTGCGCGAGCCCGTGGTGCCCGGCTGCTGGCCGGGGGTCTTGTAGACGGTCTCGCGAGTGCCGTCGGGGCGCCACGCGCGCGGGACAAGCGGCTGATCGTTGGCGAGCTTCCTCTTCGGCGCCGGGATCGGCTTCTTGCCGTGGCTATCGAACCGCTCGTAGGCGAAGTTCAGCGCGTCGGCGAGGTTCTGCGCGTAGCGCGCGACATCGTCCTGGCCGTCGTTGTGGGCGAGCTCCGCGAGGTGCTCGGCGTCGTCCGCGGACCACGACAGCTTGTCGACCTCGGTCGGGTCGAAATGATCATTCTTGTCGTCGCCGACTTCGAACGGTGCCTCGTCGCCGCTGAGCCAGCCGAACAGCTCCTCGTACAGGTCGCGCGCTTCGGCGTTGTTCCAGTCCTCAGGCCAGACGCCTTCGAGGTCGCCGAAGTAGTCGACGCTGAGGTCACGCAGCGCACGGCGGGCATGGCTGGTGTCCCAGAACTGGCTGTTGTGGTCGTTCACCTTGGGGCCGGCGGCGCGCAGCGCGTCACCGTTGCCCATCACGTGCTGGTTGTGGATGGCCGCGCCACGGTGGTCGGCGCCGCCTCCGGTTATGGACAGCAGGTCGGGGAAAGAGCGCTGCGGCGCGTTGCCGCGCTGCGTGGCATTGCCTACGCGGTCGCCGTTCTCGTCCTTCGGGTTGGCCATGACGCGGCCCTGCGGGACCAGCAGGGGGTCATCGTCCTGGTTCGGGTCGTCGGGGCCCGCGCCGTGGTCCTGGCCCTCGATGTCCTGCCCGATCGGCTTGCCCTCGTCGTCATGCGTGTGAGGCTCGTCGGGGGTAAAGCCGTTGTCGCCCGGGTCGTTCTCGCCGTGGTCCTCGCCGTTGTCGTCCTTCGCCGGGTCGTGCGCGGCGAATCCGTTGCCGCGGTTCTCGTCGCCGAAGCGCCGCTCGTCCTCGTCGCGGACCTTCTGTTTGCTCTTGGTCGGAGCGGAGCCGTCCGGGCGGGCGACCATGGTCAGCCGGGCCGCGTTGATGCGTGAGCGCTCGTGCGTGGCCAGGTTCTCCACCAGCACATCGCGGCCGCCGAGAGCGCGCAGCACGCGGGCCATGCCGCCGCCCCACATGCGGGCGATACCGCCCGTCTCCACAAAGCGGCCCTTGGAATCGCGGGGGTGCAGATCCGGGTTCCAAGTGCGACGCAGCCTCTTGGTTTCGAGGCTGGCGAGGATGCGGTCTGCGGCGCTCATGATCGGCATGCGGCGGACCATGCACACCGGGGATGGTTAACGTCGCGGGCTCGAATTTCGGCCGCGGGCGGCGGAGGCTGCTACATGGTCTCGGTGAGGATGTGCAGCAGGAACCAGATGGAGAATCCGCTCCAGCCGACCGTGAATGCGGCTCTGCCGAGTTTCGAGGTGCGGGTACGGAACAGTCTTCGTACGTTCTCGCTCAAGGTGTCGTCGTCTTTCCGATTGATCAGCGCCCACGTTTCGTACAGGGCGAATGCGGCAGTCCACGCGGACCAGATCATCCAGCTCACGGCGTTGTCTCCTTGGTCTCCTCGGGGGGTGCAGGCAGGGGGCGGGCGCCGTGCCCGTCGTAGGGGGCAGCAATGCCCGCGTCGATCAGGTCCGTGTTCAGGCACGCGCCGTCGGCGGCCGAGACCGTGGCGAGCCATCGGCCGTACTTCTCCCGGGCGTGGGTCTCCACCACCAGCTCGGGGCCGTGCTCGGTGAGCCATTCGGCCACCCACGCCTTCGCGGCCTTGCCCTCCGGGGCGTTCTTCTCGGGGGCGTTCAGGCCGTTGAGGCGGAGCCGCTGCCGGGTGCGGATCGTGAAGCCGAGGTCGAGGTCAACGTCGAGGGTGTCGCCATCGACCACGCGAAGGACTGTGGCGGGGTAGGTGTTCACGGCAGGTCACGCCCTTCGGTGCGGTACCGCAGGCGGCAACGGCAGTTGATGGTCAGGTGGAGCGGGGCGAGCTGATCGCCGGGGAACCGCATCGGGTAGCCGTCCACGTCGAACGGCCTGGTGACCGGCAGGGTGGTGCCGTCCACGGCCTCATGTGCGGGCCGTACGCGGTCGTCTCCGCGGGTGACCCAGGTGCGGACGATGCCGGGGCCGATCGCCGCGGCGGTGGCCTCCGCGGTGCCGTTGACGGTGGCGACGGCCGCGGTCTCGGCGGCGCTCGCTATGGCCTTGGCTGCCATGTCGCCGAACGCGGTCCGCGCGAGCGCCACCAGGTCGTCAATGTCGTCGGCCGCCAATTGCCCCTGCACCAGGAGCGTGGTGACGCTGTCGAGGAAGCCGCGGGCGATGCTCTCGGCGGCTGCCACGGCGTCGAGGACAGCGGCGGTGATGCGCGGCGAGGCCTCCGGCGGCGGCTTGGGGGCGCCGAACGCGTCGGCGGTGCGCTGGGAGACGGTGGCGGCGATGCGGGCCAGGACCCGGGCGAGCGCGCCGGTGATCTCCTCCATCCACCGGTCCGTGCCGACGATGCGCGCCACGTCGAGCGTGGTGTCTCCGCCGCGGATGTCCGATGGGTCCTGCGCACGCCAGAACTTGGTGCCCTTGCGTGTCTTGGGGGAACGCAGCCGGGCGGCGATCACGCCGTCCTGCCGGGCGAACAGGGCCTCAAGGGCGAGGGCTATCGCCTCTTGCGCGCGGTCGAAATCGTCGTCGGTGACCTCGAACGAGGGGCCGTCATCATCCGTGCCGGACAGTGCCTTGGTTTGCAGGCCTCGGGCGTCCTCCACGGCGGCTGCGGCCTCGCCCGGGGCGGGCGGCAGCTCGTTGGCGGTGCGGGCATCGGCGACCGCGGCCGCGGCTTCCCCGGCGCCGGCGGGCTGCTCGATGCCGGTGCGGGCCTGCGAAACCGCGGCGGCCGCCGGGCCGTTCGTGTCCGGCAGTGCGCCGGGGCCGGCGGGCTGTCCGCCTTCGGCGCGGGCCTGCGCGACGACGTCGGCCGCCGATCCGTCCGCCTGCTGCTGTGTGGGGTCGAGCGGCGCGTTCGGTCCGCCCATGCCCGGGATGGCGCCTGCGCCGCCTTGTGTGGGGTCGCCGTTGCCTTGGATGCCGAGCGCCGCGGCGTCCTCCGGGCGCAGCGGCACGGGCGCCTTCTGCGGGCTGATCCACAGGGCGCGGGAGTGCGGGTTGTTGTAGGCGGGCATGCCCGCGCGGCGCCGGTACTCGTCAATGGAGATCAACCCGGCGTCGAACTCGGATCGGGCTTCCTCGCGGCGCTTGCGGCGCGGCAGCTCCAGCGCCTGAACCGTCGAGGTGTTGTAGCGGATCTTCAGATCCAGGTCGCCGACGTCCCCGGCGAACGCGTCGCTGATCAGCGCAAGGTGGCCGAGCTCCGTGTGAATCCAGAACCCGTACTCTTCCTGCTCGGCGTTGTCGAAGGTGCGGCCGGAGGCGTTACCGGTGACGGACTCGGGGACACCGAACGCGCCGAGGATCTCGATCTTCGCGTTCTGCGAGGCATGCTCGTAGGCCATCTCGCGCGGCTTGGTCGCAAGGTCCACGTAGTTCATGCCGCCAGGGCCTGCGCCGACGACGGAGACGTGCCCGGCGTACTGGGAGCCGGGCAGGAACCGGGCCTCCAGTCGGTCCATGTCCGAATCGGTGAGCGAGCCCGTGTCCACGGCCACGATGCCGCCGGGCCGTGCGTCGTTGCGGATGAACGCCACGTTGTACAGGCGGGACAGGTGGTCGAGTTCGATGCTGATCCCGGCGGCTTCCAGCGGCGTGACACCGGAGAACGGATCGGTCGGGTGAGGCTTCCTGATCCAGCGCACCCGCTCCGGATCGAGCTCACGGACGTGCCCGTACAGGGTCGTGAACTCGAAGTGCTTGATGTACTCGCCCTTTTCGTCGGGCACGGGGATGACCCGGTCCGGCGGCAGCAGGTCGAGACGTGTGATGGTGCCGCGGTTGCTGCGGGTCACCTCAACGAACGCGCCCCGCTTGGATAGCAGGATCTGCGCGGACAGCCGCTTACGGAGCTGCGCCCCCGACTCCATCGGGTTCGCGTGCGGCCCGTTCAGGACCCGCAGAAGCGGATGGTCCTCAATGACTTCCTCGAACTCGCCGTCTTCGGTCAGGCCGCGCCCGATCTCCAGCGGAAGACGGGCGGCGTGCTCGCCCATCGTGTCGATGGCCTTGTAGACCCAGATGACGCGTTCGTATCCCTCGGTGACCACCCGGCCGAGGTCCCAGCCGTCGGCGCGGCCCTCGGTGCCCCACACGTTGGTCGTACCGGCGTAGGTGGTGGAGGTGTAGCCACCCGTCCACGTGATCGTTTTCGACTCGTCCGGCTGCGGTCCTGGGGTGACCAGTGAGCGCAGCGCGGGAAGCCAGCGGCGTCGGGCCATGTCACTCCTCCCCGCCGCACACCCACACCGCGACGGCAAGCAGGGCGGCGAACAGCAGGGACCACGGGTTCACGGAGTACGCCACCGCGGTGATCAGCATCAGGCCGGCGGAGAGAGCGCCGTAGCCGCCTACCAGCCGGATCAGGCGTGGCACGGGCGGTGTGGTCTGAAGGACTGCGCCGCCTGCCGTGGCGGTGAGGAGCCCGATCAGGAGCAGGGCCACGGCCGGTGATCCCATGGACAGGGCTCCCAGCAGGCCGACCGTTCCGGCGCCGACCAGGAAGAGGCCGATCAGGTCGCGGGCGAGGCGTCGCCGCGGTGCCCGATGGCTGGGGAGCGGTGGGGGCTGCGTTGGAGGATTCACGCGGCGGACCGTAGGAAGGCCGCCGCGCTTGCGTCGCGGGCTAGTCGCCCACGTCGATCACCGCGTACGCGATGCCGAGCCAGGCCAGGACGGCGACGATGACGGCGACGGCTGCGGCGGCGCGGCCGTCCCCGCCTGTGTCGCGGTAGGTGAGGCCGCCGGAGATCGCGCCGCAGGCGAGACCAGCAAGGAAGACGCGCATGTGGGGGGGTTCCTATCGGGCAGGGCGGGAGACGCCGGAGACGTAGGCGCTGATGCCGCGCCGCTGGATCTTGCCGCCCGGGATCAGCTTGGCGTTCTTCGGGCGCTCGGGAACCTTCCGCTTGGCGCGCACCGCCTGATCGCCGCCGATGAGGTGCCGGTTGTCCATGAGGGCCTCGCAGTCCCCGCCGACGACGTCCTCATAGGGGCGACGGCAGGCCCGGCAGTACACCTCCAGCGCATCGACGCGGGTGGCGGTGGGGGTCGTAAACGAGCCGCGGAAGTCGGCTTGCTTCGCCACCCGGGCCTCAACCTTGATCTCCGCGGCGACGATCCACACGTGCGCGCGGGTGTCGGTCTGGACCGGCGGGGCGGCGGCCGGCGGGGGCGCGTCCAGTGGCTCATCGAAGATGTTGGCGAAGAGCCCGAGCTCTAGTTGGTCGCGTACTACCGCGGTCGTCACGTGTGCGTCCTCCGGTACCTCAGTGGCCCCCCTGCGTCAACGTCTCAACGTCATATGGACGGAGTGAGCGCGCTGGGCGTTACACCTCGTCACTGCGGGGCGGGGATGAACGCAGAAACCCCCGCCCGGGGGGCAGGGGGTTTGAGGAGGAGGGAGGCAGGCGGCGGGTCAGAGCTTGGCCACGCTGACGAACCCCAGTGAGCGAAGGCCTTCGGCCTGGCACAGCCGGTCCGAGGCGCCCCCGATCTCGGTCTGCAAGAGCTGGTAGTCAGCGCCGTGCGTGGCTCCCCATGCCATAGCGGCGCGCCACAGGGCGCGGCCGTGGCCGTGGCCGCGGTGCTCGGGCAGAACGCCGAAGTACTGCGGCAGGAGCCGGGTTGCCCCGGCCGAGTCGGGCATGGTCTCCATGGGGCCGATCGCCCCTACGACGCGAGCTCCGTCGGTGGCAGCCAGGACAGGGCCGACGGAGCCGGTCTGCATCTGGCTGTGGAGGAATGCGAACCCGTCGCTGGTCAGCCGGTCGGCGAACGCGGCGAACGTCTCCCGTGTCGGCTGTGGCAGGACGTCCACCGCGCGGATGGGGCCGGGCTGGTCCTCGATCCTGGGGTGGGTGAATGGCTTCAACTGGACTCGGGTGACCGTGGTCCCGGCCGGTGGCGTCTCGTCGGGGCCGTGGAAGGTGACCACCCGGGCGGTGGAGACGCGATGGCCGGCGGTGAGCTTGGCGGCCAGGCTTGCGGCTTCTTCAGCGGCGGGCCCGTAGGTGTAGACCGTGAGGGTGCCGCTGCCGCGGGTGCGCAGCGTGGGGATCAGAGTCCGGGCGGTGGTGTGCTCGATGTGCTCGGGCAACACCGTTTCATCCTTCGTCTCGGTCCAGCGCTGATCCTTGTCGTAGGGCAGGAACGTGCCGGTTCCGGCGACGCGCTGCACGTCATCGAACAGGGCCGGGGCCAGGGCGTCGGGGTGGACGGGGCCGATCGTCGGCACGTACGGCACCTGGATCACGGGGTGCAACCAGTCCCACAGCAAACGCATGGGGCCAACGCTACTCGTCTGCCACGCACGGCTCGGGCCCCGGCGCGGAATACGTCGGGGCCCGAGTGATTGTTACCGGTTGCGACCGGTTAGTGCGGGTTGTCGTCGCCCGCGTTGCAGCTGCACTTCGCGCTGTCCATGAGCGCGTCCATGTTGGTGATGCCGGTGATCTGGGTGACCGGCTGGACGGGGACGGGGGCCGGTCGTGTGAAGTACGGCAGGCCTTCGCCCTGGGTGGGCCCGTCGTCCGGGAGCGGGCGCCTGGGGGAGATCTCGACTGCTACAGCGGTCATGTTCACCCTGCTTTCTTCTGTCCGTGCTGGCAGTAGCTCGCCAGCGGGGCTTTCGCCTCCTGGTAGTGCTTGGCCAGGGGCCTGCATACGGTGCAGGAACCGGAGAGCGTGCAGCCTGAGCAGCCTCCGGTGCGAAGCATCAGGCGGTCCGCGATCGCGCCCAGTCGGGCGAGGCCCTCGATTCCCTCTTGGGGGAGGCTGATCTGGTCGTCGCGGCCGATTTTGCAGATGGACACCAGGCCGTGCGGGTCCATGTGGAAGAAGGTGTGTCCGGCGTTGCAGCCCGTGAACTGCTTCCGCATCCGCAGGTGTTCCTTGGACTGCGCGGTGAGGACTTCCCCGCCCCCGTAGATGGTGGGGGTCATGTTCGTGTAGACCTCGCGCTCCACACCCCACCGGTCGCAGAGGTCGATCATCGCCTGTTCTTCGTGGGCGTTGTCCTCGGTGACGATGACGCTCATGCGCAGCGGCAGCCGGGCCCGCCGGGCGGCGTTCATGCCCTGGACGAACAGGTCCCAGGCGCCTGCGCGCTGCGTCAGCTCGTCATAACTGGCCTTCGTCGCGCCGTACATGGAGACCGTGACGCGGTACGGCGGGCACTCCTCGAAGAGGCGCAGCAGGTTCTCGCGCCACAGCAGTGAGCCGTTGGTGGAGACCGTGAGCATCATGCCGAGCTCGAACGCGTGCCGGTACGAGCGCATGAAGTCCTTGTCGACGACTGGCTCACCGCCCGTGATCTGAAGCCACAGCACCCCGGCCCCGGCCATGGTTTCCAGGCAGCGCAGCTTGTCCGCCAGCGGCATGCCGCTGTTCACCTTGAGCCCGAGATAGCAGTGTTTGCAGGCGTAGTTACAGCCGAGGTTGACCTCCCAGCTCGCTTTCGAGTAGCCCCAGGGGGACGGCTGCCGGACGAGCAGGAAGTCACCCGCCGGCCGCCCGGCCGTGTCCATGCCCCACTGGTCGCGGACGGCGTGGGCCAGCCACGCGGGTGCGGGCTGGGCAGGGTCGTGGGCCCGCAGCTCCTCATAGTTCGCTTCGGGCAGGAGAAGGCCGTCTTTGTGGCCGGGCCGCAGGAGCAAGTGCTGTTCTAGGAACGGGCTCGCGATCAGGGTGTACACGAGGCCTCCAGGGGGCTTGAGCTGTCACGGAGTTCGGGCATGTCGACCAGCGTCACGTCCACCAGGGACGCGGCGAGCTGGGAGCCGACCATCCACCGGGCGCGCGCGGAGCTGAAGAGAGCCACGTCCCGCGCGCCGGGAATCGGGGGAGGGCCGGGCAGGTACATCTGGCCATAGACGCCGTCGAGAATGACCCGGCCTGCGCGTACCGCCACGACGTTGTCGCGCAGGTGCGGGCACAGGCGAGCCGCTACGGCCGCGCACGGGGCGCATACCGGCGGGTGCGTCGTCACCTCGTCCTCGGGCCAGCCTCGCTCACCGTCGGCCCGGTGGTCTTCCAGCAGCCACAGCCAGCCGAGTTCGTTGCGGTCCGCGGGGCCGCCGCACACCTGGCACAGGAGCCGCCGCATCGCGCGTCGCTGCCGGGGCCCATGGACCTTGCCGTACTCGGGGCGGCCCGCCCCCTGCTTCAGCGCCCACGGCTGCCAGGACACCCCCGTCGTGTCGCGTGGCTGCCCCGCCAGGATGATGCCGTCTCCGGCCTGGAGGACGCGGGGCATCGGCTTGTGCTCGCCGCTCCAGGCGGTGATGTACGGCACGGAGGTTCGCGCGTGGGTCTTCATCTCTCATCTCACTCGTGGCAGGGCGTGACGGGTAGTGGGACCGGCCCCGGGCAGCAGACACCGCACGCAGAGATCAGGAGATCGTGCTCAGCACTGATCCGAGGAGTGTTTCGTGAGGCGCGGGGCCGGGCTGGTAGTGGTCGAGCAGGTTCCGCAGGGCCTTCGGCGGAACGAGCCGGTCACCGCGGCAGGGGCGCAGCCAGTAGGGGCCCGGCGGCTCTGCCGCCGTCATCACGGGTAGGGCGACGTGGTGCGGGCGGCCGAGGCACGATGCGTACCGGTGCGGCTCCCACTGCTCGCTGGTGCCGGGCGGTACGAACCAGATGAGCCACGACCGTTGAGGGTCTTCGATCACTGGTCCGCACGCGTCGGGCTGTTCGTTGCCGTTGCCCTGGATGCCGTCCATGGCCTTTATGGCGGCGTACGCCTGCGGGCCGCTCGCCGTGACGACGACGTCGAAGAAGCGGCCGCCTAACGGCAGTTGCAGCACCCGCTGGTGCTGTAGCGCCATCAGGCTGCGTACGCGGGCGGCCAGGTCGCCCATGTCCGGGGCTACGGATCGGGGGACCATGGGCGCGGTGCTCGTCGGGAAGCGGACAGGGGCCGCGTCCGGCAGTTCCCGGATCGGGTCGAGCTCCCTGCGGGGCAGCTGCTGGGCGAGACTCACTCCGCCTTCTCCCCCCAGCTCGGGGGAACGAGCGCTTTGACGGTCTTGCCCACGACCATTCCGTCGCCGTCTCGCTTCTCGTCCCATGACAGTTCGGCCCGGTAGTGCTTCACCCACCACAGCCCGCGGCCGTTGGGGTGGTCGGCGGAGGTCACCGCAGCGAAGTTGGGGAAGTCGGGGTTGTCGTCGTCCACCTCGATGAGGAGTTCTTCCGTGTTCGGGAGCACCGTCAGCCGCAGGCCCACGCAGCCGTCGCTGAACGGGTTGCCGTGATTGGCGGCGTTGTCCACGAGCTTGTCGGTGATCCGCGCCGCCACGTCGACGTTCCCGGGCCAGCGGGCGACAGTGAGTCGAGGGCGCACCCGCAACCGGGCGTTGGGGCCGGCCGCCGCGTTCGCCAGCAGCTTGGTTTCCCACCTGTACCGAGGCATCTCCTGCTCCTCCAGCGGCAGGAGGAGCACCGTGGAACTCACCGGGTGTGTCTCGGCTGCGAGTTCGGCGGCCTCGCCGGGCGGAGCATCGGTCCTGGGCGCTTCCGCGTCGCGTAAGGGGGAAGCTGTGTGCTGCGTTGGCGGGTTCACGGGGGACTCCCAGATTCACGATTGTGCACGGTCGGACACTCTCAGCGAGCGCTGTCACGAGCGTTGCAATCGTGTGTGGACGGATCTACCCCCATACCGCCCCCGGCCTTTGGAGAGAAGTTGACGGTTCTCCTCGGACTTTCCTCGGACTTACCTCGGACCCGGTAAGTAACGTCTGTAGAGGGCACCTTGATTGGGACAGCGTTCTACCGTCGGATCAGTGACGTGCCGTCTGATGACCGGGGAGGAAGCCTTGTTGTTCTTCCAAAGCACCCTCAAGTTACGCGGCATACGCACCCCCGACGACTTCCTCCCGGAGTACCGGAAGGCAGCCGAACGGCTCGAACTGAGGGACGTGGATCCGGCCCCGAAGACCATCGAAGGATGGATCTACGAGGGGCGGAAGCCGCAACGGGCGTTCCGCCCGGTCATCGCCGAGATGCTGGGCTACAGCATTGAGCAGCTGTGGTCTGAAGTCCCGGAGGGCACCACGCTGCACTTCGTTTCGCTGGCAGGCGCGTCACCGACTGCACTCCATGCCGAGCTCGGCATGGACCTGATCGAGATGAAAAGGACGGGCGCGATGGCAGTGCGACGCGCGAAAGACTTCCTCCTCGGGGCAGACCGCGAGCGGGTGGGCGACGACACGCTCGGCGTGCTCGACGACGAGGTGCGGCGCCTGGTCGCCGAGTACCCCCGTGTCCCCCTGTCGACGGTGTGGCCCGACCTGCTGGAGACCCAGGAACAGGTCTTCCGACTCCTGGAGGGCGGCAGAGTCCGGCCGTCGCAGCTCCGCGACCTGAACGTCGCAGGCGCCATCCTGAGCTTCCTGGTCGCCAAGGGGTTCAACGACATGCAGGACCCCCACGAGGCCATGACGATGACCCGGGTCGCCGCGGCCTGCGCCAGGGACGCCGAACACCCCGGGCTCATCGCCCTCACCGAGGGCCTCAAGTCGCTCATCGCGTACTGGGCGCAGCGACCCGAGGATGCGTACCACTACGCCAGTCAGGGCGCTGAGACTGCCGCCACCCTCCAGGGAACCGTGGGTCTGTGGCTGCTCGGCCTCCAGGCGCGCGCCGCCGCGGTGCTGGGCGACGAGGAGACCGTGCATGCCGCGAACCGGCAGGCAGCGGACCGGCGAGAGACCGTCGTGCCGGACGACCTGGATGGGCTCGGCGGCCTGTTCACCTACGCCCGGGCGAAGCAGCTCTACTACTCGGTGGAAGCCCAAGCGCTCCTCGGTAACGGGGGCGTGCAGCTCGCCGCCCAGGCCGAGGAAGCCGTGCAGGGCTTCAGCGACCCCACCGCCCCGGACTGGGCGTTCGGCGACCTCGCAGGCTCTCAGTGCGATCTCGCGCTCGTCCGGCTCTACAGCGGAGACGTGGACGGAGCGGCGGCCGCCATCCGTCCGGTGCTGAACCTGCCTGCCTCCCACCGCAACAACGGGATCATCGTCTCCGCCATGCGCGTCAGGAACTCCCTGACCGCCGGCCCCGTGCGGACGGCCGTCGCCGCGCGCGATCTCCGGGCGGAGATCGAGGCGTTCCCGGCCAGCCGGCCCGCGCTGCCCCGCGGGTAGAGTCCGGGCATGTACCCGGTCACTCGTTCCAGCGCACGCCTCGACCTGCGAGAACTCGCCATCGAGGACGTGGACGCGGTGCTAGCCATCTACGGCAGCCCAGAGGCGACGGAGCATCTGTCGTTCGAGCCGCGTACTCGTGAGCAGGTTGGGCAGATCGTGGCCCGGTCCATCGCCGCCGCCACGGCGACGCCCCGCACGGAGTACGCGCTCGCCGTCATCGAGCGAGAGACGGACGAGCTGATCGGGTTCGGCCGCCTGGCCATCGACCCCCACCAGCAGCGCGGAGCCACCATGGGTTTCGCGCTGCGCCCGGATGCGTGGGGCGTGGGCTACGGCGTGGAGACGGTGCGGCTGCTGCTCGCCGTCGGCTTTGACGACTTGGGCCTTCACCGCGTGTGGGGCGCGCGGTCCCCGCTCAACGAGGCCTCCGCGAAGACCATGACGGCCGCCAGCATGGTCGAAGAGGGGCTGATCCGCGAGCACGTGCTGAAGGCCGGGGCGTGGCGTGACTCCGTCGTGCATGCGATCCTTGATCGCGAGTGGCGGCCCGCCTTTTGAACGCCGATGGAGGCGGGCCGCACGATCATCCGGCCGTGTCGTGTCCGCCGAGTGGCACCTTGGACAGCGGGTCTTCCTGAAGATGAGTGTGGGGCCGGTCGTACACCGTGTCCGCGGTGTGGGAGTCCGTCGCCCAGCGGCCGCGCCGGTTGCGTTCCCGTAGCGGCACCCCGGCGGCGATCATGTCCGTGTTGGCGCCTGCGCGCAGCGAGTGCGCCCGCACCTTCTTCCCGCCGATGTAGGGGATGCCTGCGAGCTCGGCGTACCGCTGTACCCGCTCGTTGAGGGCGCCGCCCTTGAGGTGGTCACCGCGGCGGGTGGCATTCGCCCGGCCCTTGAGGTTCCCGGCTACCGTCAGCGCCCGGAACAGCGGCTGATCGGGGCCGTCCGCGCCGAGCTTCTTCAGCACGGCGAGCCACGCCTGAGCGCGGGCGACGATGCGGAGGTCTTCCCGGTCCTGGATGAACTCCGTTGCACCCTTGGACTGCCGGTCGGTCTTGGACGTCGCCGTGGTGACGACGAGACCCATCGGCGTCACCTTCACGTGCTTGACGAGGAGGTCCGCCAGCTCCACCCGGCGGTGCAAGTTGGCGTAGGCGAGGGCCAGCAGGAAGGCGTCCCGGATGCCGATGTGCGTCGACTCGTCGCAGTGCTCCATGCAGCGCAGCAGTTCCGCGAGGGTGAGCGCCGCGGCCCGATCGACCTCACCGCCGGCCCCGGCCCAATCCTTGCGCCACAGGCGGATCTTCCCGCGTACGCGCGAGGGATCGGGGCGCATGCCCTCCGGCTGCCAGTTCCAGAGGCGGCTCATGTACTGGCCGACCGTGTCCGGCTTGAAGTCCCCTGCCCGGCCGCGGCGGATCAGGTGCAGGCCGTACGCGGTGTACGTCGCCGTGGTGCACGGCCACGCGATCCGCGGCGGGTGTTGCTGGGCGCACCACTCCTCGAAGGCGGCCACGGTGGAGTCCCGGTTGATGAGCGTGTTCTCGGCGAGGTCGGGCTCATCGAGCTCCGCCTTGTCCTCGGCGGAGATCCGGAAGTCGGCTTCGGTCCACGGCGGCCGCGCATCGGCGCGCGGCGGCATCTCGCCGGGCCCCAGCATGGTGTGCTGGTTGACGAGGTAGCGCACCGGCTCCGCGTCGGCCGCGGTGACCAACTCGGCTTCGTAGACCTCCAGATCGGCGCTGCCCGCGGTCACCGCCCATCCTCCCCGTCCTGGGCGCCCGCAATGAACTGCTCGGCCCAGGGCTCGAACTCCGCCGCGAGGTCGGCGCGCGGGTTGGGCGCGGGCGGCATCATCTTCAGCATCGGCCACGTTTCGACGGGGTGCTCGACGCGGCCGAGGTGCGCGAGGCGGTCCGCCGGCGGGACGGGCGTCTCTTCGCGCGGCGTGGCCCGGGGCTTCCAGGTGGGTTCGGTGTGAGCGAAGTGCTCCGCGCGTTCGCGGAGGGCTTCCTTGAAGGCCGGGTCTGCCGAGGTGCCCATCGGGCCGAGTGCGGGATGCTCCTCGGGCTGCTGCGGGCTGCTCTGGTCGGTCACTGCGTCCCCTCCCCTAGGTACCGGCTATTCCAGGCAGAATAGCCGGTAAGGCCACACTAACCAGGGGTGTTTGACGGCGTGTCGGGAATTGAGCCGAGTTTCATCGTGATTCACCTGACACTCACATGGGCGCGTCCTAGACTGAGCTGAGTCTTAGCTGATTCTCGGCTCATGTCTGTGGGAGGCCATATGCGATTGATCCTGGAAGCCGACGACGAAAGCCCGCTCGCCGCGGCGCTCATCGACGCGGCCCGCCTCCCCGGCACCGCCGTCACTGTCGGCGATCCGGTCTGGACGCCGGAGCGCGCCGACCGGTTCGTCAACGAGGTCTCCACGCCGGGCCGCCGGCTGCTGCGCGCGGCCGCCGAGGGGAACGGCCGGGTCGACGGCGAGCGATTCCGCGAGCGGTTCGGGGAGCGGGCGCTGCACGGCCCGTCGGCCGCCATCACCAAGGCCGTCAACCGCGGTATCCGCGAAGGCTGGTTGCCCGAGGGCGCCGAGCTGCCGCTCACCTCCACCTACGACGGCCGCTCCTCGTGGTCCAAGACCGACGGATACCGGCTCCCCGCCCATCTGGCCGCCATCTTCCGCGACGCCTTCGACCGGGTCTCCCCGGTCAGGGCCGCGCCGCTGGCGGACGTCATCGACCACCTGGCCGACATCTACGAGCAGGGCGGCCGCGATCCCGAATACGCGCGCGAGCGGGCCCAGGCCTTCCTAGAAACACACGCTGACGCACTCACCGAGTGGGCCTTGGCCCGCGCCCGCACAGAGACAAGGACGGACGCATGACCCGCCAGACCGCCGCCCCGTTCGACCACATCAGCCTCAACCCCACGCACGTCACCCTCGGCGAACTGGTCCGCCGCATCGAAAGCGGCATGCTCGACCTGGACCCGCCGTACCAGCGCGGCGATGTCTGGGACGTGGACCAGCGCATGGCCCTCGTGCAGTCGTGGCTCCGAGGGCTGCCCGCCGGAGTGGTCATCCTCGCCGACCGCTGCAACGACCGGTGGGTGAAGGCGCACGGCGGGAAGGGCCCCTACGACACGGGTGAGGCGCTTTGGGGGTGCGTGGACGGCAAGCAGCGCTTCACCACGGCATTCATGTGGCGCAACAGCGAGTTCGCCATCCCCGCGTCGTGGCTGAAGCCGGAGAACGTCGTGACGACCGAGGAGACGGAGGACGGCCCCTACGTCCGGTTCAGCGGCCTCAGCGAGCAGGGCGTGCGGTTCACGGACCGGTACTGCTCGCTCCTGATCGCCGAGGCCAAGGAGTGCGCCACGCTGGAGGAGGAGGCCGAGCTGTACCTCCTCGTCAACGGTGGCGGCACCCCGCAGACCGACGAGACCATGGCGAACGCTGCACGCGTCGCTGGAGGGGCCTGACATGGTCGACGCACAGAGCACCACCCCGTGGCGCTGTGAGGTGGCGTGGCACGCCCACACCGACGAGCAGCGGGGCGCGACCTGCCGCCCCGACAGCATGCTGCACCCCGATATGGCCGCCGCGGCGGCCGCAGAGAGCGAGCGATGACGTGACCGTGACCGACGAGAACCTGAGCCACTTCGAGTTCGACACCGACCCGTTCACCGGGGCGGAGCTCGCGGCCATCACCGCGTACCGCAAGACGATCAGCGGCATCAGGGACATGGTGGAGGGCACCGACCCGCAGGAGCTCATCCGTCTCGGCGCCGGCCTCGAAGCGCCGGGCGCGCGCCACCTGCTCACCCATCTCGCCAACGGCCTGAACACCTGGTACCTCGCGCTGGACACGGCGCTCGCCGAACTGCTGACGTGCACGGCCGAGTCGACCACGTACAGCGTGGCGGTCAAGCGGTTCCTCGGCGCCGAGTCGGGCGCGTACCACCAGGCCCGGCACGAATTCGAGTACGCCGTCACCGTGTTCGTGCTGGGTCTTCGCACCGGGCCGACCGGCAGCTACCCGCCCTTGACCGTCGCCCTGAACCTGCCGATGCAGAGCCTTGCGGGATACGACGGCTGACCTTCCGATCCATCTGGGAGGGCGCGGCGCACGAGCGAGCGCCGCGCCTTCCTGCTCCCGAAAGGACACCAGACATGGCCGGACGCTGCGCGACCGAAGCCCGGGTACCGGGGCACCCTGTGCGCCCCGACGAGCCCGGCCAGGAGGCGTGACGTGTCGTTCCGTATCAGTGAGAAGGACGTGGACCGCTACCCCGGTCTGCGTGCGAAGTGGGAAGCGGCCAAGGAGGCGAATGCGCCCTTGCCGAAGCCCAAG